GAGTATATCGATGAAATGAGAAAGAAAGGTACATGGCCTGATGATAGGTACTATATTCCAACACAACCATTTCCCCAAATTTGGGCACAGGAAGTAAAGCTAGACCCATTCAATACACCGATTTGCTAATTTAATAAAGGGAGAGCATGACTAAGAGAAATCAAGATACAGTAATTAATTCACGTAAAACACGCAAGCAAGAAGTAGGACGTGTTGTTAAAGAGAAGTTTGTAGAAGAACGTAATAATCCTGAACCAATTATTGCCAAGACAGCAAAACAAAAAGAATATTTCCGTATGTTGGCCGACCCTAACATCCAAGCTATTGTTTGTTTAGGCTATCACGGCACAGGTAAGACATTCTGTGCAGCAGTGGTTGCAGCAGATAAGTTTCGTAAGAATGAAATTGAGAAAATCGTCGTAGCTCGTGCATATGTACAAACTGGTAAAACATCAGGCTTTAAGCCCGGTAGTAGTCTTGAAAAACTTATGCCATATGTACGTAACGTTCTAGACACTGTTAAATCACGCCTTGGTGTAGCAGCTTATGAGATTGCTCTGAAAGATGGTAATAATGGTGCTATTGAAGTTCAAGAGGTGGAATCAATCCGTGGACGTTCATTTGATCTTCCCTCATTTCTTATTATTGATGAGGCACAACAAACTACAGCAGAAGAAATGCAGAGTATTGTTACACGGGTGAGTGATAATTGTAAGCTTGTGCTTTGTGGTGATGAGCTACAAAAAGATATTGAAGGTCAATCAGGATTGGCATGGTTTCTGTCTTTTGCACAACGTCATAACCTCAAAGGTGTAGGAATTATCAATTTTGATGACCCTGAAGATATTGTACGTGGTGGTCTTGTTAAAGAGATTGCAATTGGCATGATGAAAGATCGTAAGAAAACAAAATGAAAGGGAATTATATGAATAAAATTGTAAAACCACGTCAACGTGGAGTTGAAGAAGTTGAGTCTTTTGAATTCCCTAATTTTTCATCTAAACAATGTCAAGTGACAAAAAAAACTATCACTAAAAACATGTACACTGTTTATTTAGATGAAGATATTGAGGAACCCCGTTATTATCGTGACGCTTGTGAAGCTATTTCCTCTGCCAACGAAGAAGATATTGTAAGATTGATTATTAATACAAATGGTGGTTATGTAGACTCTGCTAGTATTCTTCGCCAGAGTATTCTAGAATCACAAGCTGATGTTATTGCTGAACTTCATGGTAAGACACATTCGGCAGGGTCTATGATTGCTCTGGCTTGCAATTATGTAGAAGTGAAGCCCGCAGCATCTATGATGATCCATCAAGCAAGCTTTGGTGTTGCAGGGGCTTCCAATACAGTGTACGATCATGTAGATTTTAGCCGCAAGTATTTAAATAAACTTATTAAAGAAATCTATGAGGATTTTCTTACACCTGATGAGATTAAAAATGTTCTCACAGGCACTGAAATGTGGCTTGACGCAGAAGATATTGGTGCTAGACTAGAGGCTAAGTATCTTAAGCAGAAAGAAACGTTTGAAAAGCAACAAAAAGAGCTAGAAGAGAAAATGCAGGAAGTTTTACCAGAAGTTGTAGAAAAACAACAAACTAAGAAAACTCCACGCAAGAAAGCAAAATCTGTAGTACAATAAACACATTGGAACAAACGAAAGGAAGTGTTATGAAGAAATCAGAAGTTGAAATGAAGGCATACGATCTTGCATGTGAGATTTATGATAGTAGCAGTTTTGGTAAGGGTGATAAACGAATCATGCAAGCCGTTATGGAACTTGATAGCCATGTTTGCGATGTTGATTGGACAAAAAGCTTATTCGTAAACTGAATAAAACTCTTGTACATGAGCTTGCAGAATATGAATTAGTTGAAAAGAATCTCCTATGAGTATTTTAAATGTAAAACTAGGTTGGGCTCTTGTAGATAAAAAGACAGGTGACTTCAGCGTAACAACAGTATTTCATTCACGAGAAAATGCACGTAAAGAACAACATAAACCCACAGAAGCTGTGAAACGTGTTAAACTAGTTGTGATGGAAGATTGATATGACTAAAGAAGATATTGAAGTTGAAGCACTAAATTTATTTGATAGGATCACAGAAGAAGTTGATCCTGAAAAAGTAAATAAACGTCTGACGCAATTTATTCTGACGCTAGATCAACAAGTGAGTTGTTTTAAGTTTACAGAAAACTTAATTAAGAAACTAAACAAAGGTATGAAAATAACTGTGCCGATTATGGTAGAATAGTTTTACTAAAGTGCCGACGTGGTGGAACGGTCTACACTCTGGATTCAAAATCCAGCGCCGAAAGGCTTACGAGTTCAAATCTCGTCGTCGGTACCAATAAATTTAAAGGTAACAAATGGAAATGAAATCGGTTAGTATGAAAGATGTTTACTTCTTGCACAAGGCAATGGGCGTAGCTATGACTAGTCAGGAGCACCATAAGCATGGTTGTATCATTACTAAGGGTAGTAAGATTCTTTCTTGGGGGATTAACTCTCGCCGAAATCATCCACGCATTTGTACCCACGCGCCTACTGAAGCGGGCATCCATGCCGAGGTAGCTGCTATTAAGAAGATTCAAGGTGAACTAAAGGGCGCTAAACTTTATGTGGCACGTACAAATAATTTTGGACAGCCGCTACTTAGTAAGCCATGTAAGGCTTGCGAGTGTGCTATTAAAGAAGCAGGCATTAAGAAGATTGTTTGGACGGAGTAAATTATATGATTGACTTTAAAGAAGTAGAATTAGTTGGTGAGCAGATGGATTCTACAATCGTTAACATGTTAGAGACATGTATTAAATTAATTAAAAACGAAATTATTACAGAGCATAAAGAAGCTAAAGATTTTCATGTAAAAGATTACATTCGTCTTATTACAAAGTACCTTGATGAAGGTAAGTTAGTATATTTAGAAGTACCAAAACTGAAGGAATAATATGACAGAACGATTTATTAAAGTAGCCTCAGTGCTTGAACTACCAGAATCATTAAAAAGTGTGGTACAATTTCAAGTAGTTGATGGTAATGTAGAAGCTGTGATTATCTCAGCAGCTAATGAGAGTATTCGTATTGTTGCTAGCAGTAGTTACAGTAATAATCTTAAAGTTCTAAAAACTGAACCACAAGAAGAAAAAAATATTTATATTGTAAATGGTAAAATTAATGGCGTGCCGATTCAAGCACAAGGTTTTCATAAAGAAGATGAAGCTGATGATTTTATCCGTGAACAAAGCTATTCAGGTGCAGAACTTGTTAAAGAAGTGCACAGTGTATTTACGGATAAGGTGAATATTTAAAAATTATGATGAAGTGGGGAGAGCCTGACCCCAGAACCAAAGTGTTCGGTATTGGCATAAGCTGTACCATATGTACCTATTTGCACGGACAGTCATAAACCAGGGATGTTAGCTCAGTTGGTTAGAGCAGCGGACTCATAATCCGTTGGTCGTAAGTTCAAGTCTTACACATCCCACCAAACATAAAAGGAAATATGATGAATAAAAAAATTCACATTGAAGATGGGGATTAGTAATGAACAAAATTGTTGTGAAAATTGGGGTTATTTAACTTCACAGGACGATCTAGAAGAATTTGTTGGGAAAGAGTTTGTTACATATGAAGTTGTAGATGAAAAGCTAGGAACTTATGATGTTCCAGACATTTATGAAGGTGGTATTATGTTTGTTAATATCTATACAGATAATGGTATGTTTCAATTTACAGCATATAATGGACACAACGGATATTATGGTCATGAGGCAGTAGTATTTAAAGATGATGAGAAACTAGAAACAACTTATCTATAATTTATAGTACGCATGGCTGAGTGGTCAAAGGCAGGGGATTGCAAATCCTCACAATCACCAGTTCAAATCTGGTTGCGTACTCAAAAGTATTTTGAGCCATTAGTTCAGCGAATAGAACAGTCGTCTTCTACACGATAGGTCGGGAGTTTGAATCTCTCATGGCTCACCAGTTTAAAAAGAGAAAATATGGAACAGTGGAAAGTAATTGAAGGGTATGAAAATTACTCTATTTCTAGTTTTGCAAGAATTAAAAACAATAGGACAGGTAATGTATTAAAAACAGTCAGACATAAATCTGGTTATGAAGTAATAAATATAAAACCAAACGGTAGAGGTAAAGGTAAGACTTTAAAAATTCATAGAGAGGTCGCCAAAGCTTTCATTGAAAATCCAGAAGGTAAGATACAAGTTAACCATATAAATGCAATAAGATGGGATAATAGATTAGAAAATCTAGAGTGGGTAACACCACAGGAGAATAGTTTACACAGACATGAGACGGGAACAATGCACATTTTTAATTTAAAAGCACAAAAACTAAATGCAGATCAAGTTTCTTATATAAAAGAAAATTTTGTAAGTGGGTGTAAAATAAATGGTACAATGGCTTTAGCTAGGAAGTTTAACGTAACTCATAATTTGATATACAGGATTCTAAAGAAAACACACTACAAGAATTATAATGAAAACTAAAATCGAAACTATTATTGTCCCATGTGAAGAACGTCTTCACGATCTATCATTCACCGATCCAACGTCATATTTTTTGGTTGATTGTAATGGAGATGGTGTATACTTCAAGACACGTTCTAAACAGAAAGCTCAAGAAGCTGCTGATTTAGAATATGGAATCGGAAAATATAAAATCCGAAGTGTTGTAATTCATTAAAGGAACAATATGGTAAACAAATCACTAGCCCTTAGACAGGGACTCTCCGAAGAGGAAATTGAAGATATTGACTTCATTCATGAAAAGCTTAATGAATGCATTACTGAGAATTGTACAAAACCTTTTAATCAAGATATTTACAATGATATTGAAGAATCAGAGTTTCATTTACAAAAGCTGTGGGGATTTACTCAGAACCCTGACTACCACACATGGAAAAATGAATATAAATTTAAATGTGATTGGGTAGGAAGAGTGTTTCAATGCACTGAGACAGGAAAGAAATTTACAATTCCTACTTTAGTAGAAGAGAAAGATTTTTACAACATTGGTAATGGATATCTTGACGTGGGTGTATTGGAAGGTTATAGTAGGTGGTCTGGTGTTAAGGAGATTATAGAGTGATCACATCAGCAAGTTTAGAACCAGAAGAATTACCAGATGTATCCATGTATACTGAGCCTATAGATGAAGCTATCTTCCTCTTACAAAGAGCTAAAAGATTTTATGATTCAAATGTGCCACGATATTTAGAAGGTAATGCTTGTCTGGATAGGGCAGTGGATCAATTACTTTCTATTCCTTATGATGTAGAACTATGAACGAAGCCCTTCAGAAATGTTGGGCTTTTATTTTTGGAGAAATGTAATGATAAAAGTGTTAGATTTAGTCGGGAAAAGATTTGAGAGATTATTAGTATTGAGTAGGTCAGAAAGTACCCCAAATGGACAGGCGAGGTGGCTTTGCCTATGTGATTGTGGTAATTATACGACACCTACAGGGCCATCCCTAAAGACTGGTGAGTCAAAATCCTGCGGGTGTTATAATAAAGATAGAATTAGAGAGATGAACAAAACTCACGGCCACGCGGTAGGATATAAATCAAGTAAGACGCGGAATAGTTGGAGGGGAATGAAGGAACGTTGTGATAACCCAAACAACAAAAGATATGATAAATATGGGGGAAGAGGTATAACCTATCCAGAAAATTGGATAAAATTAGAGGGTTTTATAGAAGATATGGGAGAGTGTCCAGAAGGGATGACATTAGAGCGTACCGATGTAAACATTAGTTACTCAAAAGAAAATTGTAAATGGGATACAGCCACAAATCAAGCTTATAACATAAATATAAAATCAAACAATAAGTCTGGTAGGACAGGAGTTAAAGAGTCAAAAAATGGAAAGGGTTGGATTGCATATATAAGTTTTAAAAAGCAGTTTATATATTTAGGAACGTTTCTTACATTTGAAGAAGCCGTAATATCAAGAGAGCGCGCAGAACTAGAATATTATGGATTTAACAAGAAATGAAATATAAACATAAAAAAGCATATATGAAATGTGCAGAAGCTTTTGCTGAATGCTCTGTGAGCACACGATTAAATGTTGGTGCTGTAATTGTAAAAAACAATCGTATAATTTCTTGTGGCTACAATGCTTTACCAGAGCACCTAGACGGCCCGCTAGAAGACTCAAACGGAGTGACAAAAGCTGAGACACGTCATGCTGAGAAATCGGCCTTAATCGGCCTTACAAAGTCTAACGAGACTAGCGTAGGCGCTACAATGTTTACCACACATAGTTGCTGCTACTTGTGTAGTATTGATATTGTAGACGCAGGTATCAAGAAATTTATATTTAAAGATCACTATAGAGATGACACTGGATTGAAACATCTGTTAGAATGTGGTGTTGAAGTAGAACAATGGAAGGAACAATGAAAACATATTTACTAATTTTAATTTCTGTAATAATCTCAACATTTATACTTGTTGTTAATCCACCAAAACATGTAACCAGTAATTCTATTCAAGTTATCGAGATTACTGCCACTCAAAAGGTAGAAAAATGTATGTTACAAGAAGATTGTAGACTCTTGACAGAGAGCGTATACTATGAAGCACAGCATGAGCCTATAGAGGGAATGATTGCAATTATGTCTGTTATTAACAACAGAACAATGCACACAAGTAAGAGATTTCCTGCTACAATCAGAGGTGTGCTTACACAAAGATGTGAATTTTCATATCAATGCGATAAATCTAAAAAGAAAAAGGTTAATTGGAAAGACTGGAATCGTATTGCTGTTGTAGCATATGATTTTCAAGATGGAAAGTATTTAGGACGAGATGATGTAATGTTCTATCATGCTAAATATTTAAAGAAGAAGCCTGTGTTCGCTAAGGATAAGAATAAAGTAGTATCTATTGGCAATCATGTGTTTTATAAGTGTCAAGATCAATATTGCTAGGAGTTTATATGGAGAATGATAGTATTTGGAGTTCACTAGAAATGTATTGTGTGGCCTCTGGTTTTAGTTACAAGAATGATTATTTAGATTTAAAAGAAAAGTATTCGTCTACAGGAAGAGAATTGTCAGAAAAGTCTTACGATTTATTGAAAGAAATTTTTAACATAGAGTTTGAAAAATCAATGGAAGATTCAAATTAAGGAACGATAATGAAGAAAGATTTACTAGGAGAAGTTTGTAAATCTTGTGCCCTAGGTTGGTACAAGGAAACATCTGTGATGGATGATATAAATGGTGTGCTTCATTGCATGAATTGTCACATTAAAGTTGATAGATATGTAGAAGACGAAGATTTAGTTTTCCGTCTAAAAGAACGTGCCAGAATCCGTAGACAGATTGATAGCCGTAAATCTGTTCAAGAGGGTAAGCCAGATAGAATTGCAGACCTCTTAGAAGAAGCTGCTGAAGAGATTGCACGCTTAGAACAGTATGAATTTATGTACAAAGGATTGGAGAAATAATATGGATGATCGTAAAGATGTAACAAGAGAAGTTTGGCTTAAAGAGGCAACATTGCTCATTGAAAAACAAATTTTAAGTAAGCACAATATTAAACTTCCAGAAAATTGGACAGTGAGTGTTGGTTTTCCTGCTGGAAGTCCTAAAGCAATTGGACAAGCTTGGGATAAAGAGTCTTGTGATGATAAGAAAACATATTCTTTGTTTATCTCCCCTGTTCTTGGAAATCAAGACAAAGTAAATCTCCTTCAAGTGCTGCTTCACGAGATTATTCATATTGCTGTAGGGATTGACCAAAAACATGGTGGTGAATTCAAGCGTGTAGCTCGCCTTGTAGGTTTAGAAGGTAGACTAACTGCAACATATGTAAGCGAAAGTAACCCTCTACATGCTCAGCTAGAAAATGTCTACAATGATGTTGGTTGGGCTTATCCTCATGAAGTTCTCTTGCCTAAATTTAAACCAAAGAAAGAACGTCAGAGTAATATTCTCCAACTAGTATCACCTTCTGATTCTGAGTATATTATTAAAATGAAAAAAGATATTTTTGAAAATGAAGGCGCCCCATTTGATCGTAATGGTGAAGAGATGATTGTAGTGGAGGAATGATATGTTAGAATTAGTTACAATTTTGTTTACCATGAGTCCGTTTCAGTGGTATAGTACATTTATCTTGTCAGATTTTATTATTCACTTGAAAGGTAAAAATGAAAGTTTTTATTAATAAGTGCCTACTTAATTTTTGGGTGTTTAAGCACATCACAAAATCTTATTGGAGATATTGCAGAGAGGAAAAATCTCCTTGCCGAGATATTCCTACAGAAGCACTACGTATTCATCTTGAAATGATGGATGGACAAGAAGTAGGGAATGATCATCAATTAGGTTTTCTAAATGCTTGTCGTTTTGAGTGGCAATGGCGAGATAAACTTTAAAGGAGAATTATATGGAATTATTTATTTTATATCTTTGGTTGAAGATTGACACTATTATTGGGTTTTTCATCTTTGCTGGTTGTTCTTCGGTAATTGCTTTAATTTTTAGCGCAATCCGTTTTTCAGATTATTCTGATACACTAGATAAGAAAAAATATTGGAATACAAAGATTAAGGTTTTCTTGGTTCTAATTCCATTACTGTTTTCAACAGGAAATCTTATCCCATCAAAACAAGACACAGCCATTCTAGTGGGTGCTCACTATGCCCTTAAAGTAGCTGAGAGCCCTGAAGCTGCTAAAGTTATGACACTGCTACGCCAGAAGGCTGATACAATGCTTGATGAAGCTATCTCTAAGGAGACTACAAATGCACGGAAATGATTTTGCAATGTGGCTAATTCTTAGCATGGAAGGATGGGTATTACTAGGCGCATCCTTTATCTTCATGATTTTCTGTGCTTACTATTTATATAAAGTATTAAGGAATAAAAAATGATCACACTAAAAGACCTCCTAGGCTTGACAGAACATCAAGCAAAGACTATCATTAATGATTCTGGATACACTCCACGAGTGACAAAGCGTAATGGAGATTATTTTGTTATTACAATGGACTATCAAATGTCACGAGTGAACCTTAAGATTGAAGATGATGTAGTTGTTTCAGCTACGATTGGTTAATTGTGAAGTACTATACAGGTGTAAATTTTTAGGATGGTAATATATTATGCTCCCACAGGAGAAAATTTAAAAGCAGATTTAGTATCTTCTTTAGTAGAAAAAGATATATTGTCGGGGGATGAATTAAGAAGACTAAACAGATATTATTGGCACCCTATAGGGTTTCGTAGATGCTCTAACTGTTGTGAAGTAAAAGATGTATAAGTTTGTCAATTAACTAAAGGAGAAATCTATGTCAAATGTTCAGCTATATGTTTCATACAAAGATGGTAGGGAAGATGTTCTAAAGAATGTTACAGACCAATATGTAGATAAGGATTGGATTGCTGTAGAGACTAATTATTCTGAAATGGTAGTGATTGATAAGAAAGATATTCGACGTGCTACATTTGGCATGGATTTTAAAACAAAGAGTTGGTATTGAAAGGAAGAGATATGAAGATTTCACGTAATAGTTTATTTTATAAGTTTTTGAATATGATGGATGATGTTCACGAATTAGATAGTTGTAAAATCGTTTGGTTAACACTAAGGAATATTGTTCTTCTACCTTTGTTCCTATTTATGTTTGTTTGCATGGTTATTACTGTCCTCTATCCGATTGTAGGCACAATTGGTGTGATATTCTTCGGGTGGACCTTATCCTTACCTTTATTATTTATTGGGGTGTTCTTCTATGGAATGGGTCTTTGGCTAATTGCAGAAAACTATTCAAGTAATTATAGTCATCCTATGTTTGAATCATTCAAGGCATGGAAGAATAAGACTTGTATTAAAGTGCAGGTGGAATAATGAAGATGAATCTACTTATTTTGCTGTCAGTAATTATGTTGGCAGGTTGCGGTATGTCTATTGAAGAGTACCAGATGAGGTCAAATTACTGTAAGTCTAAAGAGATGCGTGTTTTGGTCACGGAAATGGTTGACAGACATAATGGAGAAAGTCGTGGCATTTGGAGAGTAAAATGTGTAGACAAAGATGGTATAGTTTCTGATTCAAAGGTGGAATGATGCCATATATTAAACAAGAACATAGAGATAAACTTGATAATCAAATAGAAAACCTTGCAGATAAGATTGATGGTCTATTTATCTGGGGACAACACAGAGACGGCCTACTAAACTACACGATTACAAAGCTAATCAAAGATTTATATCCTGATGCAACATATCATGATTATAATGAGGTTATAGGATTACTTGAAAGTTGCAAGCTAGAAGTGTATCGGAAGATGGTGGCACCTTATGAAGATGTTAAAGAATTAGAGAATGGAAGCGTATGACTAAATTTATCACTACCCCAAAGATTGAATGCTCTGCTACAATCACTCTCAATGAAAAAGAAATGAGAGCACTAGAGGCTCTTACAGGATATTCAGATAAATCTTTCCTTGAGTGGTTTTACAAGAACATGGGAACAACATATCTAAAGCCTCATGAGGCAGGCTTACTATCTTTCTTTAAATCTGTAAGGGATGAGATTCCTTATATTCTCAGTAAAACAAATAAAGCTAGAAAAGTATTTGAGGAATAATATGAGCGAAGATTGGTATGAAAAATTTATGAAACGTGTAAAAGAAACTTCAAAGAGTGTAGAAAAGCCTTTAGAAGTCTCTCAAGACGCAATTTGGTTTAAGACTATTATTTGTGATGCACTATGTGATAAATATGAGGGTATTTATACTTTTAAAGCTAATGATAAATTTGGATTTTCTGAGGGTCTAGTAAATCAAATTATTGAGTATGCTTTTCAATATGCTCGTAGCCAAAACTACTCAAAGTCTGACCATGAGCGTATAATGGAAAAGATGTATTTTGATAAGGGTTACGAACAATCGAGAAAAGATGTAATTAAATTAATTGGAGGGATTACAGAAGATGACTACTAAATTCATGCAAATCATGGATGCTCAGACAGGTATTGCTTCTGCTCAGATTGATTACATTCGTGAAGAAGTGATTGCAAAGAAGAAGATGCAAGCTGCTTGTGAAGTTTTTAATAAGACTCTTGACGATATTAAGGAAGAGTGGGAAAATAAGGCAATCGCAATTTTAGTTGAAAGACAGAATGTTCTAGGTTATGTGTTTGATGTAGAATACACAGAGCTAGATTGTGAAGGTATTTTTGTATATTATGATGATGGCGGGTATGACGGAGTATTAATGAAAGAGCTAATCAAGTGGGAGGAAATGGAATGAACAATTCAGATTTAAAACTCTACATTGCTGTACATGATGCTTTTCCTGATTATATGGTTCCTACTCTTGTCGCTCATAGTGTATTAGCAGCGCACATGAACTGGTATAGCATAATTGATATTGGAAATCTTTATTTAAACTGGCTAACTCATTCTTTTAAGAAAGTTGTTGTACGTGTTAATCAGAAAGAATTTGACAAGATTAGTCAAATGGAGTACATTCACTTAGGACATGAGAATAAAACTGTGGACGGAAAGCCTTCATGTGTTGTTGTATGCCCACGAGAAGAATACCCAAACGTTCTGAAGTATGCTAAGATGTGGAAGCCAAAGGAAACAGAATGACACGCTATCAAGCCCTCAGACAAGCTGGATGTGATTGTCTTACAGCAGGAATTATTTCATTTATGAATTCTGTTCAAGGTGTTCCTGATGGCTATGCTGGAATTCTTAATGTTGTGATAGAATATGAAAAGGAATAAATATGAATATACTAAATTGGATTGATGATAAAGGTTATCAGGAGGCATGCTTAGATGATCCTGAAGCATTAGCTAACAACGAGATGTGGAGAAAATATATGAACTCTCAATCAGCAACAATTATCTATGATAAAATGTCAGATGGTTGTTGCCACAAGACTGTGCAAGAACGTTGTCAAGATTGTTCTTTCAGAGAGGAAAATAATGGAAGCGTTTGAGAATTTTATTTGTTACTTTTTTCGGGCCATTATGTGTTATAGTGGCTTTTGTTGCTTGCGTTGTATTAGTTATTTAAGGAGTGAATATGAATCTGAGAGATATGGAAATGTTAGAAGATGAATTTGAATGTCTAAAACATAAACTTAAATTTAGTTGGGATCATTCAGATGGTTTAAATAAGGACGACCTTTTACTTTCTATTTTAAATAAACTAATTGGAGAAGTGCGACATGATTACATTTAATGATGAACAAGAGATTTGGGTGAAGCTGTTGCTTCTAGCTGGAGCAGAACAAATGACTGAGTTTACTGGCTCTCCTGAAGAGGACGCTATTTCAGAGAGTTATGGTAAACTATGGGAAATGTATGCTGATGTAATCACACCAGATGCAAAGAATATTGCACCTATGAATAGTAAAGAAGTTATGAAGACTATTGACAAGGTGCTGCGTACAGCTATTTTTAAGGAATAATAAATGGGCGGTAAGAAATTAGTTGAGGGTGTTGGGATAAATGATACGGATATTGAGACAAAGAAATCTTCAATTTATTCCGTATGGACGGGAATACTAAAAAGATGTTATAATAAGAAATGTCAAGAAAAGAATAAGTCTTATATAGGGTGCGAAATTTCTAAAGATTGGATATTATTTTCTAATTTTGAGTCTTGGTGTAGGCAACAAGAATATCTAAATCTAGATTTAGATAAAGACGTTATAAAGATGGGGAATAAGTTTTACTCTGAGGAATTCTGCTCTTTCATTCCTAGGTATGTGAATATATCTTGTGTAACCCGTAGCAATTTAAAGGGTGACTACCCTTTAGGGGTAGCATATTGCAATAATGGTTTTAATTTAACTAAACCATATATAGCACAAGGGAGTGGTGGAGAGAAAAGATATCTAGGTTACTTCTCAACTAAAGAAGATGCTCACCTAGCTTGGCAAATAAACAAAAGAAAAATAATTCAATCTGTTATGGATAGATATAAACTAGAAAAATCATTTGACAAAAGGGTAGCTCTTGGTTTAGAATTTCGTTTGCAACTACTACAAGATGATATCTATTATAAAAGAATCACGGAAACCTTATGACAACACTTAAATATGAATCTAGAACAACATCTGACCTCTAGACATTTCTCTCCAGATAAATCTGGCAGAGCATGGATAGACAATGATGAAAATATTATTACATTCCCTCTATGGAATATGTCAGGGCAATTAGTGGGCTATCAACATTACAGGCCATTAGCTGATAAGCTAAGACATAACCATCCAAAAGAGGGAAGATATTTTACACACATCTCTAAAGGACAATTGGCTGTATTCGGGCTTGAGAGCCTCATTGACAGACGTAAGCCTCTATACCTATGTGAAGGTATATTCGATGCCTGTAGGCTCCATTATAATGGCTTACAGGCTATTGGTGTTCTTACGTCTAATCCACAACACTTGAGAGAATGGTTAAAGCTTATTGGATTTAATATTATCCCTTGTGTGCAAGGAGACGTTGCTTCAAAACAACTAATGCAATATTCCTCACATGGGTATAACATCTTCTTGCCAGAAGGTGAGGATGTTGGTAGTATTAGTGATGAACAATTTAAGGAGATATTTTTATGAGTGAATATTATATCCTGCTAAGACCTACCACTAAGAAAGAATTAGATGGAGGCTGGAGAGCAGGCTATCTAATGAAATATCCTTTATTGGATGGATTAGAATTAGTGAATGATTTAAAAGAGCCCCATGCTTATCAGAAGGTAGGGGATAGGCGTAACAATGTTACAATTGTAGGCTTCAAAGCTGAGGTAGGGATATAATGAAATACAGGATTAAGGAATACGAATGTAAGATATTCGGGGATTGGCATACGTTATTTAAAGTGCAGAGTAGATCATTCTTGTTATGGAAAGATAGGAAGATTTCAGGGACATTCAATGATGCTTGGGAAGAATTACAGCTTGTAAAATTTACCGATAGCAAAGATAAGATTGGACCTAATAAAACTATCTATCATTATTTTTAAATAAGCCCCGCTATATGCGGGTATTTTTACGTCAGTACATTTCTAAAATATCATAACATCGGGACTAAAACATTATTGCTACGCAATAGCTATGTAATTAATTCAATTGTAAATTGAGATTTTAAAACCCCTGGAATTTTAAAGAATAAATTAATAAATAATGTAATAAATCTGAAGGGGAAATATCTGTGTGCAAGCACACGTAGGACTGTCCCATTTAACGCAAGCTGCGTTAATGTATATAAGCAATATGAGAGATAATTTGTGGAGTGTGTAGAGGAAGCAACGTTTACGTTGACGTGGTATAGAGCGTCATGCATAGCATGACATTAGTAATAGTGTGTGAAAGGTATATAGGAATGTAAATTTAAGATTTTTAGCACTGGTGCTTAGCAAGCCCTAAAAGTACACCCGGCCACCCTATTAGGATTTCAAAATATCTGAGGTATAAAATAAAAGACAGAATAGGGTGATGGGCTCTGCCAATTAGATTGAATCAGATTAAATATTGATTGGTGAGGGGAGTAATGACTGATGCTATGCATCATGGAGTGTGAATGGCTTGTAATTTTCATGATGTGGGAGTAAATCAACCCCCATTTAACATAAGGTGCATTGTGTGACGTACCTCTTACTCATGCTGACGCATGCACAGGACGCTGTACCTACATGCAGAGCATGTGCCTATCCTTCACCCCTATAAGGCTATCCTCTCATCAATTCATGTAATTGAATACCAAACCTAATTCAATTGAAGATTATTCAATTCTTTTATTCAACTACAATTAGTTACATTATTTTGATTGACAATCATTTTTCTTTTCATTTTAAGAAAATTTGAGGGAAGAAAGGAGTTCGCTTAACACATTGATTAAAAATCATATATCTTCAAATAATCTATCCATCACACTATTACTATTGTCATGCATAGCATGACGCCATCACTCCCTGTATGCCAAGCATACGCTCTGTACCCTCCCCATGGCCTTCATTCATTAGCATATACCCTATATTGTGATGCTCATTGCATCACGTAGGAAAGCCTTACATGCACAGCATGAGTGTGTAACTAATTCGACCTAACGGTCGGGACTACTAATGTCGTTGTTTTACAACGTATCGTAAAAGGTAATATTACATATAACGTATCGTTTACGCAACATGGCATAGAGCCATGATTAGAGCCGTTTAGAGCGATTTTCGCTCAGGGTAGTAGGGTAGGTGCTTCGCACTCGTTTACGTGCCTCTATGGCCGTCTTACGGCCTCGTTTCTCACTCTATTTGAATATTAATTACATTTATTTTAATTAATTTATTAATACCTCTCTAGAAATGAAAAAGCCTGCAATGAGCAGGCAATTAGTATTCTATGTGATGCATTGCATCACGCTATTAGTTTCGACTGTGCCGATTACATGTGGGCAAAAGGAAAGCCCCGTTAGGGGCTTGATTTACTTAGTGATTACGTGGCCTGTAGGTCCATTATTCTTCGTCAGTTTCAATCCAAGGATTGAGCAGGAGTCTTCTACAAACTGCCAATCAATGCCTGCTTTCTTTGCATTGGCTTTTGTGATTGCATAGCATCCCAACTTTCCACCACTAACGAAACCATTCTTGATAGTCAACAAAGCAGAGTACAGGTCAACGGGTCCCTTCAGGTCACGAGCACCGATCAGTTCAGAGATAGAGTCAAAGGCTTGCATGAGTGGCTTTCGTTTACATGGCGTCTTTGCCATGTATAGATTCTACGATTAAATCCGTTGTTCCGTCACCACAAATGAAAATAATGTGTAATATTTTTGATACATCTTTAACTACAACAAAAGAATGAATGTCAAGCATTATTACTTTCTGTTACAATTTAAATTAAAAGAAAAGCCACAAAAGTGGCCTTAGTATTTATCCCTTGCTCGCTTCAACAATAGCATGCATTAGGGCACTCAACCCCACAACAAATAATCCAAGACCAAAATAACCTTGACTAAATAGACAACCTCCAATAATCACTGTTGCAACTTGAACAATGCTAAACCGGCTTTTAGTTAGGAATTCCATTATATAACCTCTTTATTAAATCAAACAATCAAAGATGCGTATCCAAGCCCGTAACCATCGTAAACACAGCCTTCAAACAATCAGCATAAACCATTGGAACATCCTTCATGTATTCAAACACAAATGTTTTCCTGTTTAGCTTTCCATATTGCACTCTGTATGTATCATCATGATTAAGCGAGATAATCATTTTCTTGCCTGCTACATCAAACTGTAGACCATTGCCAATGTCAACAAAATTCTTAGCTCCCGTCATGGCGACAAACTTATTATCGCCTAATTGAGATTTGATGGTTTGAGCGATTTTCATCATATATCCTTTATTTAACAGACAAACGAACATTCTTCTTCACTCTCAAAATAAGCACGGCATAACGGATTGTACAGAATGCTACACGAAACATAAGCTGATTATCCATGATGTGCCTAGAGAGTGAATTTGATGGTATGGCTAGATTATACACAAGAAAAAGCCTCCATATCGGAGGCAATTGTAATAATGTGTAACAGGGTCAATCCTCGTTCACACGTTCCTCTTTCATTACATCAAAGTATGGAATGCTAAAACGATCAGTTCCACACTCTGCATACACCTCAATGAATGTTCCATCTGTAAAATAGAATGTTACAGCATTCACACAATCATCTTCCACATGAGAGATTGTCTTTCCTTCAAAACCTTTAAACTTATTCGTCATATATTTTCCTATTTAATAAATTAATTACGTACTCTTCTTAACAGGCTTTACACTGTCATTCTCTTTACAATACATACGATTATACTTCAATTGCTTTGTATCCCTTAGCTCAATCAAAGCTTTTCCACAATCTTTCATTGTATGAAATTCCATTGGCTCTGATACATAGCATGAGCCACTAATGCAAAGGCTGATTACAAGAGAGAACATCATTAATCCTTAATTAAACTTCAGTTTCTGTCCACTCAATATCAATTTCTCTATACACTTCAGAATTAGCCAATGTTTCAGCAATAGTCAACAAACTATCTTCTACCATGCACTTAGAGAAATGTTCATTGTTAATAACACCAGACAGGATAAAAGGACTGTCCCACTTATTAAAATCTGATTTATAAATCTTCTTGATAACGCTCTTATTCAATTGCGATTCTGGAGCATATCTTGCATATGCATCCATGTTTTCACAGGAAAAATCAATTTCCACTTCTTCACTATCGAATTCACATACCAAAGCATAAAGAGTATTGTCTTCACCCTTAATTGCAGCTTGCAATTGTGCTGATTCAAAAGCATTCCTGATAACAAAATCAATATCTTGATCTTCACCTGTCATCACTGCTTCTACGTCCCAAAGGTAAGAACACCCATCACGCTCTGAGACATTCCAAGGACCAGCCTCTTTAGTCTCTCCAAGCATTATGTTTGTCAAGCCTTGTTGCGTAGTGCCATGAATGTAAAGCTTCTTCATGATGTTTTCCTAGTGATTACGTTTGGTATGTGTCTAGTATAACAAAGATTCTGTGATTGTCTAGAGAATCTTTGTAACAGAGTGTAATCTACTTAAAAGCCTCTTCAATCAACACATCAACAGAGTATTCTACACTCTTAACACTCCCTGCACTACTGAGCAGAACATATCTTAGACCGTCACTGTTCTTATGAACAGGCATAAGCTTTTCTTTCTCTTTGATTGTCCAATGTCTGAAGTTTGTATATTCATGTTCAATACGTACTACTCTACCAATATTTGACACTTCATAGAGAGGATATCCATCATTATTGAAGAATAGATTAATTGGTTTCCATATTTCAGGGGTGAATTCATTCATGATAATCTATTAAGTAGCGCTACCTGTTTGAATAGCGTTTTCCAATTGATCATCAGTCAATTCCACTTCGATAGTTTTCAATTTCTTATATGTACCGTACATAACTTTAATTGCACTTTCTTCCTTTTTATAGAAGTCGCCACAAGTGAAAGCCTCATTTTTATGATGATTGAAATAAATATTGATATAACGCTTGTTCATGATAATTCCTTAAATGTAATTAGCAATACAATCTGGAGCAATTAGATTACGTGCAATTGTTGTATCAACAACATCATATTCCATAATCTTTTGTCCCAAAAACAAATGTGATGCAACATAACGGATATGAATCAATTCATTCTTTGAATTATATGTGTAATAGATATCCTCTACAGTGCAAAGGTCTTTACGCTTACCGTAAGTGCGCTGATATTGTGTGCCAATGGGGAAACGTGCTTTCATTTTCATTCCTTCGTTTGTGTGCCTCTAGTATAACAAGAAAAACCCACACATGGTGGGCTTAGAAGAAATCTTACACATTGTTACCAAAGGTCTTCACTGTACAATTCATCGCCATCATAGACAGTTTTTCCACCTTGAATTAGTGCATTCCTTCGAGGCGTGCCCTGTCCACAATGTAGGGCATGCTGCATTGATTCTCTGCGATTTAGGAATTCACCTCTATCTGTGATAAAACCTTGTGTTTCTATTTCATATGTGCATTCATCTCTTTGCCCACCATTATACATCCTATTAATTGATCTAAGAATATTATGATGCCTATTTGGTGCAGGCATGGTGATAATAGCATCTCCAATTTTAATGGCTGCTGAGATAATCATTATTTACAGTTCTCCATTCTCTGCTGCAAATAGGAGGATTCCGTATACAGTTGTATCTAAATCTCCGTTTTTATTAACTGGCCCCTCCCATTTCTTACATTCATTTAGAAGTTCATATTGACTATCGAGTGTAATACTAGATTCTACCCATGCAAATGGGCATTTTTCATTAAACACAATCTCAGCAATTTCTACAAATGTATTCATGATTTTATTCCTTCACTGATTCTTGAGACAGACAAAGCGAAATTCCTTAGTAGAGCCTCCTACTAGCTTCTCCGCTTCTTTCCCTGCCTTTTGACATACCTCCATGCTTTGCATGGGGACAGTGACCATAGAAACGCTGTCACCCTTGGCAAGCATGCCAGCATAGATATAAAGCACTAGAACAAATGTCATTATATTTCTCCTTAAATTAATCAAGCCATACGAACAGAATAACGTACAGCGCCATATTCCAAATCAAGTTTATTAGCCCGTGTAGATGCACGCTTACGTGAAGCGTAATCCTTACCTACTTGCAAGCCTGTTTGAATGTCAATGATTTTGTACATGATGTTTACTTAGACGCTAAAAAGCTATCAATTTTTTCAATAGCTTCTTCAACAGAGCCCGAATGACATTTATGTGTATCATTATAATAAATAGCAATTTCAGGAACATCAAAAACTTGAGACATGCTAATTTCATAACCTTTATACATAAATTGGCATACCGTCTTTTCAACCTTACGACCAGCGTAATCAGAAATACGAAATTGAAGATGGTTAAAGTTCATGATGTTTCCTAGTTGCTATGGCTCAATTATATACAAGAATCAGGGATGTGCAAGTGTTAAAGTGTAAGAGTCTGTAACATCAACGATAGAGCCAATGTGTGCGATGCTCTGGCACAGTGGTGGCGATGTTGCCTCTGCTGCCCTTAGCAGGCGCTGTAAAGGTTGCTGCCTTCAGGATATCACCTGTTTGCAGGTCAACAAACAAAAGTACACTCCTACTACCACCAGTGGTAATAAGATATTTAGCATTCTTACTACCCTTCTTCATTTCAATTCCACCGAAGTAATCAGGAATTGTCATTTCACTTTCATAATATTCACGATTGACCTTATCCAGCTTAAGGCGAAACTCATCCAATTGTGTGTCTGTGATCATGATAAACCTTATGATTTAGTTTGTTTCAGAGCCTGTAGTATAACATCAGATTTTGAGATTGTGTGGGACTAAATTATAACAGTGTGTAACGTCTTCTGAAGCTTCTCGGCGTACCAGAAGGATTCTAGAAAGTCTCCCACATTAGCACCACTCCACAATAGGCTTCCAAGGGCTTTAGAGCGGCATTGTAGGCGATCTTTACGAATGGTAATAGAGACACCGCTTAGCTTGCCTTTAGGGCTTACAATCTCATTTTCATATGAGAGAGTGTAGCCATATTCGGAGAGAGATTGTTTGATAGTTTCGATGTTCATATTTAATGGAAGTCTGCGAAGTAAGAATGCACAGCATCAGAAAGGAGCCATTCTTCAGATTCTAGGTAAGCCCTGGCAGTCTCCATGTCTGCACCAGTGACATTAATAAAACTATCAATTTTAGTACGTTCAATGATTGTCATGATCATCCTTTGTTAGTAAGCCTCTATTCTACAAACAAAAATGCCTGCAATCAAGCAGGCAATTGTAAATGTTTGTAACGATCAAGCTGCATGTTTCCTTACAAAAGCAATGCGTGCACGGTTTAGCGTCTTATCTTTTACACTGAAATACTCATTTAAATCATAATCAAATGGGTAATCCCGTTCCATACCTTCAATAGTAAAAAGGTCTTTTAGTTCCTCTTGCAATTCTTGATTATGGCCTGACCATAATAGAAGACAACTACACAAACCCACATTTGTATCAAAACTAGAATGTGAATCCGGCGCTCCACTTTCATACCATTGCAAATAATCAATAAAGAATTGATGTAGATCATTAGACATATTTATTCCTTTAAATTAACCAGGGATTTTACCATAGACTTCAGGAAAAGGCCACAAACGTTTATCCTCTTCCATAGGAAACAATACATCAGCTTGTTCTTTTGTAATGCCTAGCTGACGAATCATGTTTAGCTTTCCTTCTGGTGTAGTAATTAGCTTTCCATCTTTAAGGGAAATGGAATTAGGGATGTTATTCATCTTTGATTGCTTCACGTACTAGTAGACAAAAGAATGATTCTGCTGTGTCTTGTGTTTTTTCAAATTCATATTCCGTAAGAACATCAAATACAAAATCAAAAACTTTTGGAAGCTCAGCCGCATCATTATTTTGATTCTCATCAAATAGAAACCACCATTCACTTTCAATAAGCAATGCATCAGAAATAGACATATTCATTTTAGATTTCCTCCATTAGATCATAACCACTAGGATAATTCGGTCCGAAAGTCAATGTACCTTCATCGCCATTATGATAGGCATATCCTGTATCAGCCTGAAAACAATCCCTCATGAATTGTTTAACAATCTTCGTCGTCTGTCCGTTTCTCATCCGATAAGACTTTCCAACTTCGATAATCATGATGCTTCCTATTTGGTTAATGTGTAATGATTGTAAGATGAAAATGTGAGGGTGTCTAGCTTTTAAGTGTAAGACATTGTAACAGAATCAGACACTATCACGATAGAAATAATATCTAGACATGTAAGCATCATGATTCATATGTCCAGGGATGACTACATTTCCATAATCATCTGTAAATCGTTCAATTGCTCTCATTTAAAATTCCTATTCAATTTCTTAGCACAATCATAGCCTCTTTGCCATTCCATAAACATATCAATATCTTCCTCATTGGAATAAGGGTTGACATGATTACATCTGGAATAGGCTACAAAACCTTGATCGAAATAATTATTCACTATCAAGAATTTCCAACTCTTCGACTGTATAGTTATATTCTTTCTTATCATTCATAAAAGGGTAGCTAACATCACGGCACTTGGCCTTTTTTAACTCTTCTCTCATTCTTTGTGTTGCTTTCTCTGGTGAAAAATAGGCATCAAAGGTTAGACTATCGGATGGATAGTCATAATCAATAAAACGAGGAATATAGATTTTCATATTAATACCTATTACGCATGTTATGATTGAATTCCATTTGCTTATTCTTTTGATTATTACGTAGGGCTACAACAATCCAAACAGGTACCCACCACCCGCCAGTTAGGAAAGAAATAATCAAATGCATGATATGCCAAGTCTTTACGAATTCCATTTTATACTCCAATCTTTGCCTTATCGGCAATGTTAATAATTAGTTCAAGCAATAGTGAAAGCCAAACACAAACATAAGAAAACTTTGGGATTTTCTCTTCAACTGTTAAATTAGCTATACCAACGAGAGCCCACACTGAAAATAGACAAATAGCACCAATCACAGGTTTTTCTCCTTAAGAATTTCAATTTCGTTAATCCAAAACATCACCATTTGAATTTGTTGTTGCTCTGTACAACATTCCGGTCCATCCTCATTGAATAGTTTATAACACAAAGAAATATCTACAATGTCTCGAATATAACTATGGATAGTGTTACATTCATCATTAGAAATTGTCATCTCTCGTCTAGCAATTTCTAAACAGTAGCACATATATTGTGGGCTATAATTGTAAAAAGGATTATAAATCTTTAATCCAATTTCCATCAATTCATGAAGCTTACGCATTTTAGTTTCCAATATAAATTAAATTTGACGGAGAACATTAACAATCATTTGAGCAATAAAGCAAACCCAAAGAACCGCATAAGAGCCTTTATTAACTTCAGTGCAAAGATTAGCAACTCCAATTGCTACCCATGCAACTAGAATTGATAGGCTTAAAATTAGCATTTTAATTATCCCCTTCTTCACGGGAGCATTGTCCAGCAATCTTCATGAGAGAATAACATGCAATGCCTATGATGGCGATAATGCTAATAATTATAGTGTAAAACATTTCAGGTTCCTTTGTTCGTATGTTTCTATTATATAGAAGATTGTTACTGTGTCTAGTGATTGTTTGCAACAATGTGTAACGATAGCCAAGGACAATATCTAGCTGAATGTCCTTCACCTCCACACAGTGTGCACATACTAGACATAATCAGGTTCCATCATTTTATTGATAGTGCGAGCGGTTCGCATAGTGGCTTCCTCAATCATGCTATAAGGCGTCTTAATCCGTGGAAACTCTTCATCAGTGATGAATTCGCCGGGAAGCCAAGGCTTCAGATTGAACATTTCTTGATATTTACGGTTTTGATAAGGCATGATCATGACATTAATCCTCTACATAAATTTCATTGATGGAATAGTAATTCGACGGGTTAGCGTCTTGTTGTTGTCGCATATAGTCATTTGCTTTAAACCTACTTAAAAAGAAATGCCGGGGTACGTAACTACATGACCCTGAATTAAATTTGCATACAGCATAGATAGTCATGATTAGTCCTTAGAAATAAAAACTAGAACACCCCAAACAATAAGGGCTAGAACAAAACATAGCAAATACATTTGATTATCATGTGACATTTTAAATTCTCCTGTTGTGGTATGCCTAAAGTATAACAGAGCTAGAGCACATGTCTAGCAGAGTTACACAATTTTACACTTAGTGTTTCGTGTGCATGCCAAGCATAGCGATTATCAAGAAAGGAAAATATGCACACACTAGGGCTATTGCAATGATTTTAATGATAGTTTTAGTCAAAGAGATTACCTGTGATGGTGTAGTGACGATTGCCAATTTTAATTTCACTGACAGTTTCTAGATTGATATTACGCCATTGTGGCAGAGTATTTACAATCATGGTCAGAGTAACATACTTCCCCATATGGGCAGCACGATTAAAATCATTATGGCCTTTAACATATTCTACACGGCCTGTAATTGTCCTAATCTCTCCACTCTTTTTCTTAAACGTTACTTCCATTGTCTCTTGACAATCAAGCATCAAAGCTTGAAGTTTCTTTCTGTCAATTACAACCAAACTCTTAGGTTTGAAAAACAGATTCTTAAGAAATTGAATAAACATTTTATGCCTTTGCAAAAGTGTTGATAAGATCGTCAGTGTTATTGAAAGAGATAGACATTTTATTTCCTTAAAGATTAATAAATTTAAAAAGTATGATTGACTACACGAAAACTCTTGCTCATTCCATTTTCACTACACATCAATTCCAAATGATCGGCCTGAGAGTAAGCATCCAGTTTATAAGTATAATACACAATCAAGCCATTGTCACTCATTGGTTTCCATTGTTCATCAATTAGACATTCAATTCTGTACATTTTTATTCCCAGGTGTTACGCTTGGCGTTACGTTGGCGATTGAGTGCCAGTGTATCACGCTTTTCCTTGCGCTTACCATATTCATTTTCTGAATTGTAAGACTTAGTAACAGAGGATCGGATAAAGGAGCCCTCTTGAGAATCATAGTCTTCATCCATCATTGCATAATATTGCTTGTTCATTTTCTTTCCTATTGATTCTAAATTATTCGGCAGAAGTAGTGCCCTTGAGAATTGCCATAACTACATTAGGGTTATCCAAAGACTCCTTAATCATGTCACGGACAAATTCAGTAATTTCTTCTTCGCTAGAACATGTGGCTATGTGTTCTGCCACTTCCTTAAGATTGATTCGCATATATTTTCCTTTTTGGTTAGTGTGAGACTAGAGTATAACAGAGATTTTTAGTGTGTCTATGAAAGTTACAAAGACTTACAATTCAATCATAAGTGTGAATAATCTTGAAAGTATCTACATCAAAGAAAGAACTCTTCTTAATTCCATGTTTTACAGGTATACGTCGAAACAATTCCCATGCTTGAACGGATTCACCAGTGCTATTCAGTACATTCACCTTCCGAACACCATAATTCTTCATGGTGTCACCAAAAAAACTTCATCGTTTCACGGGTGAAGTATTGGCTATCAGGGTTGTACTCTTCATGAAAATCACGAAGGTCAGAAGCAGTCTTAATTTCAGTCTTAAGCATGATGTTTGCCTGTTTGTTTATGATGTGTGAATTATATCAGAGAAAGTGGGAGTGTCTAGCTCTGTTACAAACTCTTACACATTCTCGTTTGGTGCCCCAAACATGTCAAACAAGCGAGCATACCCACATGAATATTTTAGTTCAATGTTATTCTCTCTGCCACATGTAGACACTTGAGGGCATGCATCCTTGAAAGGACAAGGCTCATTTGCAGGTATCTGTCCTCTGATTAATTTAGAAGTATTGTTCATTTAATAAACTCCTGTAGCTCCAAATAAAACTGATGATATTTAGTAATTCGAGCAACATCCTTTTCTGTAACGCCTTTCAATCTCCGAATGTCGCTATTATGTCGAAGGTCTTGCATCTTCACTAGAATAGCATCAGAATTAGCCTTTACCTTATTCTTATATTCTTCATAAGTTTCGCCCGGTACTTTAGTTAGAGCCTTAATACCTTCAATGACACGTTCAGACATTCCAGCATCTCGAAGGTCTTGATACGTTGTCTTAGTATCTTCAATCAGATCATGTCCAACAGCAATACATTGCAATTCTTCATCACCTGTTCTCAACTGATGCATTACCTTCATTGTATGAAGAATGTAAGGATTGCCACCCTTATCAAATTGCCCATCATGGCCTTGTACAGCTAGAATAATCATAGCTGATAGCATTTTACCTTTTTGCATATTTAATCCTTTTTAAAAACCCATGACATGAATATCCAAAATCTCTCCATTACACATATCAATAGAGAAATTTAAATTATAATAGTTTACAGTTCTGTATCTCATTACCATTTCATCATCAACGTAATCATCTGTCAGAGTAATTTGTCCATATCTGACTAGCTCTTTATAAACTTCCTCAAACCATCCTGCACCAAGACTAATTAGAAGTTGATCTTTTGTCAGCATATAATTCCTTTAATTTAAAACCTACTATAAATATTCATCCAACGTTCATTCACTTTATCCAATTCTTCCATTGCATATTCACTTCCACCAGCCAATTCTGTTTGCTTGTCATTGAGATTTTCTACAATTTCTTGTAATTCTTTCTTGAATTTAGATGTTCCCATACGAGAGATAACATCTTGCAGAGCATCAATTTGATTTTGCAAACAATCTTCTGCAACAGCACCACACTTAGCATCACCTAGAATATCTCTGCCAATCTCTTCGACTTCGATCTGAAGGTAATGATTACTCTCTAGAAGATTTTCCAGCACAAGATTATCGATAGAGCCATTGAGGCGGAATTGTTCAAGTGGGGTGAAAGACATTTAGATTCCTTGTTTGGTATGTCGCTAGTGTAGCTGCATTCTGCACTCACGTCAACACTCTAAAGTGTAACTCTTTGTAACAGATTCTTAGACAAAATAAAAGCACCAACATACCTAAATATGTGGTGCTTAATCTAAAGCCTTTAAAGCAATTATTATTGCTTAGGCTACCATTGTATATACCTCTTATTTTAATACCTTTGTAGGGCTTTCTGAGAGGTTTTAGAGCTAATCTATTAGCCTCGTTTCCTCTCCCTGTCCTGTTGCCTCTCTTTATTCTTCCTCTTATCCTGCTTTTTACGCTCTACAGGATTTTCCTCATATTCATCTTCTGAGAATTTAATATAGGTCATTTTTCTCGAAGTGATCAATCACAGCCTCTTTAACTTTTGCTGTAAGGTCATAGTCTCGTGCACAAATCCAAGGACGTACATTCTCACCGCCTACTAGGCGCATTGGAATAGCACTCTTAGGGACAGAGTAATCAAAGCCCTCATCAACTGCATATTCTAAAGCCTCTACATCATAACCAATACCTAGGAAGAATGAAAGATAATTCTTACGATCCATTCCACCATCCTCTAAATTAAGCACTGCAATTTCTCGGCCTGTTTTCTTACAGAAATTATCTACAGGATTTGTCACTGCATAGCCAATTTCTAAAAACACCTGACCAATCTTACCAGCTTTAGTATCACGATTGACTAATAGAAGATCGTAAGCGGCTGCAATACGAATATTCTTTTCTTTCTTTTTAGCGCCTTTCCCTGTTGTTTGCACAACATTGAGGTAAACATATTCTGGCTTATGTTCCGCATATGCACTAATTTCTTGATATACACTTGTCATATTTTATTTCCTTTGTTTAAATTTATAGATCGAAAGCTACGCTTACAGGTGGAAGTACTTTCAGTTCAGAGTATAGCCCATTTGCTGTAGCTTCCTTAGTTTCTTTATTCTCAATATATTTCTTAAATGATTGTGTTATTTGAAAAGTATGGCTACTCCATTCAGACTTCTCCATTGTAACACGATTTTCCATCCATTCCTTAGTAATGTCATCCCATTTACCATCAAATGATTTATAAATTGATTCCCAATCGATAGGAAGATTCTTATACATCTTATTTGGAATACTGTAAACAGCTTCCAATTGTTCCATTGCTAATTGTAGACTAAACTCTTTTGTTGTGTCAAAGATTTCATCGGGCTTTAGGCCATAAAAACTTCCAAGCTGATCTACTAACACTTCCCATGAATTAATATTCTTATTATTGATTGCTAGGAGCAATTTAATCATTTGAGCCTTGGAAATATCATACCCACGTTCTTTATATTTGCTCACACGTAGGGCAGACACTAAAGGATATGTTGTGCCTTGATTAAATCCTAGATAACGTTGAGCATTATGCTTTAGAAAATCCTCAGACAAATGAATCTCATATTTTTCATCTTTATCCAATTCAATAGCTGCCATGTTGATTGTAAAATCAAAAGCTTTAAAAATATCTTCCACTGTTGGAAAGAATTGATAAGCAATTAATTGAACATCTTGTCCATTACTATTTAAAAGAATACTCTTGTTCGTGTAATGTGACACCCGTGCTGATGAATGTCCTACATCATACTCTGAATCATATGTGCTATTCATAATCTCACGTACAACATTTGAAAAACTCTCAGAGTCTCGAAAATAAACATCAATATCATTGATTTCTTTATTTGTAAACACAGATGTTAATGCACCTCCGGCAATGATACAACGATTGTCTTCTAGAAGGGCCAATAGATTGTCATCAATCCGTGATGTTATTTGTTTAATCTCATTTTTATATTTCATTTAATTTACTCCTGTTGATCCGTATGCACCTAAACCTCTAACAGATTTAGATTCAAACTCTTCTACAATATTAAACTTAGCTTGGATTACAGGGACAATCACCATTTGGGCAATTCTTTGCATTGGCTGAATACGAATAGAATCTTCTAGATTGCGGTTCCATGCTCCAATGCTAATTGGACCTTGATAATCACTATCAATTAATCCTACTAAATTACCAATAACTAGTCCTTCTTTAAATCCCATCCCTGAACGTGGAAGAATCATTGCTGCATATTTAGGATCGGCCATATAGAAACTAAATCCAGCAGGAATTAATTTAGTCTCCCCTGGAGCTAATTCAATCTCACCCCAAATACATGCCCGTAGGTCAATACCAGCAGCACCAACACTCCCATAAGAAGGCATATATTCGTTAAGACGATGGTCCAGAATTTTTAAATCAAACTCAATCATCGTTTTCAAAGCCATCAATAACTAATTCATAAGTTGGGCTATCTGATTCATACCAACAACCTGCAAAATTCTTATTAAAATTAACCGCTGCTTTAGGATTTTTAGATAATAGTAAAGCTAGACGAATAATCTCATCTCGCAAGTTCCCACCATATTCACTAAGCCTGACTACTTTCTTCATATATTCTCCTTATCTTAATTTAATACTATTCCTAAGATTGTTCTCTTGCTTTTTCATCGTTTCCTCTGGAACACCATGATCGTTTAAATTATCATGCCTACGTTCCATTATCATGCTTGTGACATTATAACCGAATTCTTTAGCTAGATCAAGATAAATCTTTAAATCTTTTTCTGTCGTAGTAGTGTTAGACACAATTACAATATCACCATGTTCCATAGCTTCTCGTGCACGAGAAATACAATCCTTATGAGCTAGGTGAATCTTTGTAGCATCAAAATTATATTCAGGCTGATTGAAACCTTTTTGTGTAGTAAAGTAATCATCTGCTTCTACATGGGTGACAATTCTCATTTCATAAGAATCAATCAGCATTGCTAAATATTCAGCAAACGTTGTCTTACCAGAATTACTACAGCCACGAATAATGTATAGATTTTTCATAGTTCTTGCAACTCCACAATTTCAAATTGATCAAAGTTTTCATCGTCGTCTGTATGTTCTTGCACCCATTCAACAATTCCAGACATAGTAGTTTGGTCTTCTAGGCAAACAATAGAATAATTATCATATAAACCATTAACACACTGTAGAACCTTATCTTTTACTTTATCAGCCATACCATTTGAAAACTGAAACACTTCAGTTTCCCCATAGCTTTTCCAAACTAATACTTTATTCATTAAATTTCCTTAATGGTGCTCAATAATTGGCTTATCAGCCATATATTTTTTAATCTCTTCCCAACTCCAAGGCTTCATATCTTTATTAGGACGTTGATCTACGCCAACATTTAACATCTTACCACGAACAGTTTTATATGATGCGTGGACATGACCAAATAAATGAAATGCTCCCTTGTGAGCGTCATGCCATTCATAAATTGGAAAGTGAAACATTACAACTTTAATACCCTCAATCCTGATTTCTTTATAATCTTGAATTGATTGGAAGATATCGAAGTGTTCAGATTTAATCTGTGTATGGTTTCCTTTAATAAGATGTTTATGGCCTTTTAGCCTACGCATCTTATTATACCCTGCTTTACGATCACCTAACACCTCATCGCCTAAAACATATACATTGTCTTGTGGAGATACAACACTATTCCAAGCATCAATTAAATTCTCATCGTGTTCTTCTAATGTATCACCTCTACGTGTATCACCACAAAATTCAAGGATACGTTTATGTCCGATGTGCATGTCTGCAATAGCGAACATTTCACTCATAAACAATCTTCTCGATTGTCTTAGGCTTCACCTTGACAAAATCATTACCTAGACCATCAAAACCATGATGTGAGGCATACCAATATGTAGTTTTATAGAATTCACCATTGTATTTAATGATTGTGAAACAATCTCGTGAGCCGTTTTCCCAACCTCCTTGTTGATCAACAAATTCAAGACCTACTTCCTCAATTAAAGACTTAATTTCTTTAGGGTAAGGGCCGCACTTAAGATATTCTTCAAACCCTGGTTCATCAACTTCAGATACACCATATTTTTTCTTGTACCAAGGAGAATAGACGGAATCAAATAGGTCTTTCACAAATTCATAACTTAGTTTTTCCATTTTATTATCCTTATTCGTAGACTACTACAACTTTTTCTTTAGGCGATACCTTGAATGCTTCAGCATAACTCCAATCGAATCCGTCATATGAGAAATATGAATAAGTAATTTTATAAAATTCACCATCTACCTTAATTACAGATTCACAGTGCTCAGCCCCTCCCTCACCACCGCCCTCAGCTTGAATGAATTCAAAATTAGGAATATCATCATTCCCGTATCCCCTAAGAAGATCAGTAAAATCTCCGTCAAGTTCTGCATAACGTTCTTCTAGCTCTTTAAATAGTTCTGTTGACATAATAATTCCTTTCAAATTTATTCACTAAATACACGATCTTTGTAATCACTAATCTTAACAGGATATGGGCCTGCATCACAAAATCCCTCAAAATAACCAGACTTTTCATAAGCTTCTACATATGCTTCTGCTGATTCTAGTGTCTTAAATTTTCTCACACAAACACTACCATCACCATTAGACTCATGATATTCCCAACCAATAATTTCTTCCATCTTATTTCCTTTAGTCATAATAATCTACAACCATTTGTTTCTTTTTAACGTCAGAATTGATGTGGATGTAATCCATTTCGTATCCGTAATGTGAACGATACGTATAATTCAGACGATACAAAATACCATCTAATTCAATGATAGTGTAACACTGCCCTGTATATTCATCATCGGGGCTTTCTTGTGTAATAAATTTTAATCTATCAGGATTTAAAATATTACTGCCGCAGAGAACAAAATTTTCATAGTATTGTTCTGGATTATATTTACATGCTTTCCACTCAAGACAAGAGATAATTTCTTGTTTCAGTTCTTCGTATTGAGTATATATTTTAGTCATAATAAATAATCTGTTTAATCTTTGGTGCTACTTCTTCTACCTGAACTGAATCTAGATCATAGCCTTTATATGAATAGTGTGAAATTGTAACTCGATAAATTTTATCTTCTAAAGAAAATACCGCAGTTGTATCAATTCCACAGCCTTGACTATGTGAATCATAATCTGGTTCATCAAGTTTAGACAGAAGTTCAATATTTACATCTTTTAGTTTCTCAATGTCTTGTCCTTGTAAGAAATTTACAACAGGACTAATCACTTCCTCATCATCCCACTCATCAAGAATTGAAGGTTCATCTTCACCAAAAATAGAATCTAGTTCTTCCTTTAGATTCTCCCAATTAACTTTCTTTGCCATAAATAGTCCTTTCCAATAAATAATTAATCTCATTCATACTAGGGTGAATGAAGTGCTCAAGATTTTCGCATATCAGCCTACTATAACTTCCCTTAGTGAGTGCTGTAGTGGTCTTACGTAACGCCATTGACCATGCTCTAGATATTGGCATTTTACCACGATTCTTAGGGTTTAGCAACCACCTTTCGCATGCAATTACAGCAATCTCTTCTCTCATCATTTTAATCTGTTGCTCAAATGATAAAGCATCAAATTTATTCTTATCAATCGCCACTTGCTCACCATCTTTAAGCACTGTTGTATAAATAGGAACATTTGGATAAGCAATTAACTCATGTAGAAAATCATGATCGTACATCTTAACAACAGCATCATCAAAAAATTCTGATTTTGTTTTATACAAAGACAGAAAATCTTTACTGCCATGTTGTTTATTCCAATGCTCTTGAAGGAATAGATATAACTTTTGATTAATCTGTGCTCCATGTTTCTTGAACACTAAAGCATGTTGTAAATGCTTCGACCAAAATATGTCCCAAGGCATGTGAGAAATCTTTATTGTGTAAAGATCATTCAATGAAGCATATTCTGTTTTACTTTCAAATGCTTCAAGAATATTTGTAGGCATACGGCAAACATCATAACCTTTAATACCTTGGAAGATATCACTACCATCATTCCAAACATCTACATCTGAAACACGGTGCCATTCAGGGAAGATTCTTTTAGCTGCTGTACTGCCTACAATTTTATACATATTATTAACTTAGAAAATGATGATTAGGTTTAATAGATAGAGCTTCTTCTTTTGTATCGAACATTAGTTCTGTTTCTTCAGGATTAATACTCCAACAAAAATAAGATACAGGTAGCCACCATTTGTTGTACTTTAAAATTGGAGGTCCAAGAACCTCTTTAACATATGAATCACAAAGGTTCATTATTCCTCTCCTAGTTCCCGAAGTTTACCCTTCAATTCCTTAATTTGTTCACGTAAAAGGTCTGCTTCTGTTGGAACAGCAGGCTCTTTGTATTCCCACAGGAGATTACCAAGGTCATTGAAGTCTAGCATATTGCCGTTTGTAAAGCCATCATATACTTGCAGTATATCCCAACCATCATTATAACCACCAACAATTTTACCTGTTTCAGTATCTGTATCTTCTAAGTCCATAAAACCTGAAAGAGTATAAAGACCTTCTAAATCTTTAATATACACAAATACTTTACCATTACGATAAACAACACGATTACCTGTTTGTAGCTCTGGCATTTTATTCATTTGTTCTTCCTTTACTAGAATTAGAGAATTTTCAGGCCATGACCAACCATGAACACTGTACGCACCATTAGGGTAGATATAATTAATGATGCCTTTTTTACAACAAAATTCTAACATATCTGGAGCAAATAAGATACTCTTACTCAGGAAAGAGTTTGTAATTACCTCATCACCAATTTTAAATTTAGACATAATGTTTCCTTATTTGAATTCGTAATAAGCCCACTTGCCCTTGTCGGCAGTGTCTACACTCTGCCATTTGCTATGCGTCCCGCGAGCATCCTGAATATCTGGTACAACCTTAACAAAACAATCCCGTAGCTTCTTTAGCTGAGATTGTACATCTTGTGAGCGATATGTACGACTGACAAACAACGCTTGTGTTGCAAGCGTAGGCACACCAGCTTGATTCAGATTTGTATATGAAAGCTTTGCAGGTTGATAAATATCTGCTAGAGCCTTCTGTACAGATTCTGTAACAGGCAGAAGTCGATAACGTTGATCAAGGCTAGACACCAGACCTAGAGGACTGCCACCAACTGCCACAATAGCATCAATCTTACCTTCTAGTAAATCTTGCTTCATTGCATCATTATTAGGGTATTCTTGAACACTAAAGTTAAGACCACTCTTAGCTGACACAACATTAGCACTCATCACAGAGCCACCTACAGCACCTACAGTGCGCCCTGTAAGGTCTTGAACAGAATTATATGTAATGCTTGTACCACCCACCTTAAAACTACCTACACCAAAACCACCTTCCTTCTTAGTGTCAGCGCGAGCTACAAAATGTAGTTCTTCAGGGTGTAGAGCAAATAGTGTGCGAACATTCGCCACCTTGGTTTCATCCTTCATCTTAGTCCAAAACAATAGATCACTTTGTACAATTGCTGCATTCACTTGATTGCCAGTAAGTAGCTCCACATTCTTTACAGAGCCTGTAGTTTCTTGCTCTGCAAGGGTTAGACCAGTGGCAGAGTAATTGCAACGTTGTGCTAGTTCTTTATACATACGTGCATATGTGCTTCCACTCTTGCCGTCGCCTGTAGCGACAACAAAATTTTCTGCTTGAGCCACTGTCATTGCAACAAGAAGGGTAACGGCTAGGGAGATTTTCTTAAACTTGTTCATAATATATTTCCTTTATAGAGTTTTACAGACTTTTCCAGTTATCTTTAATGGTCTGTGCAATTTTTTCAAAATTAACGCCACCATCATTTAGCTCAATTAGAGATGGAATAAAACTGGCATATTTACCATCTGTATTTTCCATACCAGCCCATTCCATTACCTCAACAGGAAGAACACCCCCTTCAGGGGTACCAAAACCATCAGTACCGTAGGAAAGATTATCCTTCATTTTCTTAGCAAATTTTGGATTTTCCTGGGCATGAATATTACACAAAACACCTAGACAACAAAACTTATTGCTCTTACTCCTAAGTCTTTCCCTACCCTGTTTATAATCACCAGACTCAAGAGCTTTAACCCATTTCATTGCAATATTCTTTTTCATAATTTATCCTTTCAATTCATTTTAAAATTAGAGTAACCATTATCTATAGGAGTAGAGATTGCTCTAGTCTGTGTTGGCTTAGAGTCTTCCATTGTAGCAAAGAAAAGAGCCCCAATCACAACAATAAGTAAAGTGATACCAATTATTACAGATTTCATCACATTCCTTTCAATACAGCAGGTTGTAGTTCACGAATCTCAAGCAAAGAGCCTAGATTCACTGTGTTGTTAGTATAACTCACTTGGCGCATAGGTTCAACACTTTCTTCAACCTTTTTTGTAACAAAATCATCATCTAGGAGTGCCATCTTGAGGTCAGCCATAGCTTGGTTGTTCGCCTTGTCAATGGCTTCAAACGCTGTCTTTTCTTTGAACACAGACATAAAATCTTTAGATTTACCAAATGATTTACCAATCTTCTGATCTTCTACAGCCATCTCATAAATTGCCTCAGCCTTATCCACTTGTTGCATAAAGATTTGTGTTGAATCTCGTGCTTTCTTCCACATTTCTACACGCATTGCAAACAGATTTTCATAACCTTTTAAGCGCTCTTGCCATGTTAGGGCTTCATCGGGATATTGCTTGATAAAACGTAAAGCTTTTGATCGGAAAGATTCTAGTGATGCAGCTTGTTGTTTTAACATCTCTTGTTGATTTTCTAACTCTTCCCAACGTTCCTTAGCTCGCTGATGTAATGCTTCCACTGGAGAATGATCAATCACAACACCTAAAGCTTTAAACTTTAATGTTGTAAGGCTCTGTGATACTGCCGGAGCTAAAGCAATAACTAAACCTCCCACAGCAAGGGCAATAGCAGCCCCTACAATGCCCTTAATAATCATAAAGACTACAGGGGCCACCACTAGAGCGGCTAGACCAATCAGGCCGATTTTAGACCACTTCTTAAAATTCTCTTGTGTAATCATGTTTATTCCTTTCAAACTTTTACATACGTCTCAAGCAGACGTAGCTTATATGGTGCTGTCTGAAGTTCAAAACTCTCAGCCACTCCAACACCACTCTTACGTGCAAAGAAGAGTATAGCAGCAAAAGGAGTGTCTTTCACAGCCATAGCAAAATCTTTTTGATTTACAATAGTAATATTTTTAATAAAACTCTCATGTACATCAATCATCAGAGAAATCAAAGCCTTCTGGTATGGAAGGAAATGCTTTGCATCTTCAGGGAAGTATGCTAGGTATTCTTCTACTTCGTTCTCTAGAATCTTTTCCATTATGATCCTCGGAGTAAGACCATTTCCTTTTACATAGTGGATGCTGACGTATAGGGGACTTTTAATCTTGCAGATTGGAATGCCTTGTTTATATACAACATAGCCTTCCTCTAAATCTGGTAAATTATTTGCGGCATCAATACATTCTTTCTCAGTAGCAAAAGAATAAGTCTTTACATTCTTATGTCGAAACTCTGAACTCAATTGATTTACGTCAATGTAATTACCAACTAGATTATTTCGGATAGCAAGCAAGTGTAGAGTATATCCCTCATACCGAGTTACAACCCTATTCTCCATAGAAGTTACTTCAAAGATGTAAGTGTTTTCTTTATCTAGAAATTTATTACAACGATTCTGAAACTCTTCATCATCGTAAACATCTAGAGCCTTCAATACCAAATCTCGGAAAGTCATATCCCAAGGACCAACCTTACTATCAGCAAATGCAGTTCCACGTGTTGAAATATACCAAGTGTTTTTATAACAGAAAACCTTTGTCAAACTTCCGTCCACTTTAGAAGCTACAACATCTGTAGACCAATCAATTTTTGGTGTTACATCAGGGGCCTCGGAAATATTGAAAAACCTATCGAATGATCGGCTAACAACATTATATTCACTATCAATGATAAGGCTACGGCATTCCATAACTACAGGATGACACTTAGGTGAATCAATTTGATTGTAATCAAGTAGGTAAAGTGTATCACCTTCTGGAGTGATAAAAGGCTTTACAGCAATAGCTAAATCATCTGTAAGAGCCTTAAGGCCATTTTGTTTTATGTATTCAATTGTTTTCATTGTACTTCTTTCCAAGATCAAAACCAGCAATCATACTTGCAATCATAAAGATGGGACTGAAAATCAGAGAAAACAAAACAATCAGTTCATTGGTGATATATGGGAAAGTAACCCAAATAATAAAACCTGTCATGAGGTTTGGAAGGATTGCATAAGCAACCATAGTAATAATACGTTCCAAATTAATCTTCATTTTGCTCTACTCCTTGTCGTTCCATTGCACCTTCAATTACCCAACGAATATCTCCTTGTCGTCCTTCAGGTGCAAAGAACACCCATTGTGTATAACCTTTATGATACTTAGTATCCCAATCGTCTTTCTCACGATGAAAATAATTATTACCTAACCAATCTAGGATTTGTTTATCTGTGTATTTATACATTATGACTCCTTTAAATCAGACATTCTTTAATAAAGTCTGCACGATAAAGTTCTTTAATTTTCTCTGCAAACTCTTTATTAGCAAATGTATGTGTAAACACAGGATGTCCAAGACGTTGCTCAACATCATAGTGAAAATCACCAAAATTCATTGTAGTCATACCTGTAAAGCCCATTACAGCTAGTGCTTGTTCTTTTGTAAACATTTTTAATCCTTTAAATTAATCAGGCTTTACAGCCGAATCGAAAGCCTTGTTAGCTTGGCTAATAAGCCCCTTGGTATAGCCAAAAGGGTGTGTACCATCATCTGCTGACGCAGGAAGGGTAACTAGGTCTGCCACTACAGCAACAGGAGTAACAACAACTGCAACAGTTGCCTTAGCGAGATTTGATAGCATATTAAACATTTTATTTTCCTTTAAAGTGAGATATCAAGTTTATTGAATTCTTCTCCGACCAAATCTTCAGCTTGTTCCAATGCATACATCAGACCAGAAAGCTTAGTTTGTGATAGCAATTTCTTTGCTTTTTCTTCTAAATGCTTATCATAATTTTCCATTAGACTTTCCATAGCTTCAACAAGACACTTAGAAAAAGGCACTTCGACGTTGTTTACAAGAACCTTCACTTCAGCCTTAGAGTTACCACCCTCATGAATAATATTAAAAACTTCAAGGATATCATCATTTTTACAATGCTCCACCATAGCACTAAAAATAACAATATTGGCAGCTTTGGTGTCTAGGATATTAATAGTTTCAGACATTTGTATTTCCTTTCATGTGTTTATTCATCTTATCACGGATTGTATCAAGAAGTTGTGGTTCTCGCTCAAAAATCTCTTTAACTTGATTTGCTTTATTACTACAAGCTACAACATTTCCCTTGACATAACCCTTACGACCATCTACACGATCAATCGTGATCTTGTCTGGTGACAGTGGGGTGCCAAGATAGTAACACTTCTTAGACAGAAGAAGGTTTCTAATTGAAACAACAGAAAGGTTAAATTCAATACCCCTTCGTTGTGCATCATCTCGTTTAGACAACCACTTGCGAACAACTTTATCTTCAAATTGCATGTCCATGATGATTCATTCCTTTGTTGCGATGTAGCTATCATATCACAGCTTTCACAAAAAGAAAAAGCCTTACAACTTTTTACAATTGTAAGGCTTAGTGTTGTTTTTATGCATCAATCATTCGATGCAACATAAACACTATTCAACGTCTCGAATGATTTATATTCATAATTAATACTGATAATCCGAGATGTAAACACTCGTGTACACCCTAGACGTGGATGGTCTAGAGCTACAACAGAGGCTTTCTTTCCCACTTCTAGAAAATTAAATAAATCATGTTCTAGAATAAAATGTACTTTTGGTTTATCCATCTTTAATCCTTAAGTTTGATAACCGATGTAATCAGCTAGAAGTTCTCTAGCTTTTAAGTATTCTTCACGTAGTTTGTGAAACTCATCATCTTTAATCTCTTTAAAATGAGAGTAATATACAAATGCGTATTCAAAACTATCTGATTCAATTGCATCTAGGACAGAGTTCTTTTCTTTTGCTTTCATTTTATTCTCCAATCATTTCTACAGATTTTAGTTTTCCAGTTTCACCATCGAAAGTGAATTTAATGTTATCAGTTTCATCTGTTGCCATTGCAATATTAGTAATTCTAGGGTAAGAATCTTGATCATGTAGCCCAGGGCAAAAACCAAAGCAAATGTTATCAGGTTTAGGCTCTGGCTTGATACGATATTCATTTTCTTCTAGCCAATCGGGTCTAGAAGTATCAAACCATTTTCCTTGCCAAGCTTTACCTTGAATCTTCTCCCCATCAGCCCATGCCTTAATCAATTCAGCATGCTTATGTGGTGTTTTGACAGACTCTTTAATAAATCCTAGTCTAATAGGATAATAAAACCCGCCAAGACTAATACTATCCTCTCTAATGTGAGCAATTGGATACGCAGTATCCCAATCTGGTAGTTTTACCTTATCGCCAACTTTAAATTCATATTCCATATTCATTCTCCTTTACTAATTAAAAACAATGTCACACCTTTTCCGTCTAGCTTTGTCATTTCTTCAAAATCTATAGCTGCAATATGATGTTCTTCACTCTCAAAGAAATCATATTCATCTGAACAATTAATCTTAGCTGCAACTAGATTTTTCTCTTTATTATGTGCATGAGCACGATAGGCGTGAATTGTCATAGATGTTTCCTCAATTATAGATCAAATTCAATAGTCTCTACTCTCTGTAGTAGAGAGAATTTTGTAGCAGAAGTTTTTGGATTGCTCATGTTAATAAGCTGTCGGGCTTTTACAGCAGCTAGTTGCAATGATTTCTCATTGACATTACCGAAGTATTTACCTGAGACGTAGATATCGTAGATCATGATTTAAATATTGCAACAATAATATTAAAGAAAATGAACATAGCCCAAAATAAAATTGAAAATAAAATAGGGCCGTACAATGGTAGTAATACAAGCCACCAGGACCATTGAGCTACTATACCAATACTTAGAATTTTTAATACAATAAAAACAATACCAAGAATTCCAAAGATTGTGTCTTGTTGTAACATAATATTTCCTTTAATCGTTTGAGAGGGTTACTGAGCCTGTGAATTTAGACCAACCATCTGTTGACCAATCTTTGATAAATACACCCTCTTTAGTTTGACTTCTACCTCCCCATTTTACAACCGTGCCATTTCGATCTGTTATAAACAAGACAATATCCCCGTCATCATGGATTTTAAGCATGGGGTAAGATTGTACCACACTAACATTAATTTCACTCTTCATTTTAAATTCTCCTTAGTTAAAAATTCTACAATTTGTTGTCTACGCTTAGCCTTTGTTGTGGCTGGAACTAGATTATGTTCCTCTAGAAAAGCCTTGTCAAGATTATCCTTACAGATTTGAATGGCTTTCTTTTCTATCATCGCAGTGTTGAAGTCTGTTCCATTTTTCTCTGACATACTTTTAATCTTATGTGCCACCTTAGACACCAATTGTAAATCCTCTGCTGTGATAAGCGCAAGACCTTCTACAAATTGTTGCAAATCTTTAATGCTTCTAAGGCTGTGCCCTCCAACTTTGTGATCAACTTCCATATCTCCTATAACACAAAGTTCTCCCGTGAGAGCACAAACACCACCCCACACTGTTGGGAATCTACCACGATTTTCTAATTTAGGGTTTTCTATTCTTATTCTATTATTCTTAATGAATTCTAACTTGACAGGGTGTTTATTCCATAGCCCTGATCTTACACCCCCTCGAAGGAAAGACATGAAAGATGATTCTGTTTTCCATATCTGAGGATATTGTTTTAGAATCTCTTCTATTTTATTTTGTGCTGTCATCTTCCCCTTCAATCAATACTAAAGGATTTAAGATATAACGAATTTGTTCATCAAATTTTTCAACATGCCCAAGACACAAACGCGCATAACAACTATTATTAAAACTAGTCTTGGCTCCACCCCTAGTCTCATAAACTTTCAGGATTCTCTCACCAGTCTGACTGTCAATAATACACCAGCCTTCAATCCTATGACTCATATTTAATCTCCAATTCTTTTAAAACTTCTTCAATGCTATATAGCTCTCCCTCTTCCCTACGTAACCAAAGCATCAAAGCACTATCTTGAAGGTAATCTAACCAATTCCACTCATATGTATTTCCATCCCAAGAGAGAAATGGTTTCTTATCATCCCCGTAGTAGCCTCTATAAGCCTCTACAACGCGCTCAAACATCTCTTTGATAGTAGCACAGCCTGAAAGATACTTCTCTGCTGTAGTCCTGCCGATGCCACGGGTCTTTCCTAGCTTATACTTCTCTCTCACATCATCAGAGAAATTAGGAAGACCTAGAATATTATCTGTGCTTAAATCACCACTTAGTAATTGTGAACAAAAGTGTTTTGTAGCTTCTTCAATTGTTTGTGTGACAATTACAGGCTCACTGTCTCCATAATTGAACTGATCTGATAGACACATTTTCAAATCTTTGTCTACATACCCTAGAACAATCTTCTTTTGCCCTGTCTCTAAGAAATTAAGATAATCTTTATAAGCTAATATTGAACAAACATCATCAGCCTCTTCATCATCACATACATGAATCTTACGTTTATATTTTTGAATAATAGCTTCTTTTACTTCAGCAAATAATAAAGGCTTAACACTTCTTTTTCCTTTATAGGGAAGAGTCTTACCAAGAGTCTTTCTGAAATTACCTTGTCCACCAATTACTAGTAGATAATCATCAGCAAAGTTTAATCTCTTCATACGTCCAACAAAGAAATCGAATGATTCGATAGCCTTATTTAAATGATCTGTAATTTCTGTGTTTAGCTCTGCACATTCTTCAATCTCAAAGTCATCAACTGACAAGGGCTCTTGCCCTTTTGCAATACGCTTATCATTCATTACTTTTAGAGCACCACCTGATTTACTCTTCCAGTGTCCGTGGAATTCGGTAACATTTTTAAATCTTTGAACATGGCCTGAAGCAATATGTTTAACTAAAACATAATCTGTCTGTACCATCTTAGCGGCTGTCAGTAGTGGCGTGTCAGAATCAATTACCATCAATTCATAAGGACATTTCTCTTTTGGTGTAATTACATTCTCTGTTTTAAATGCCATCTTCTACCTCTGTAAGAACAACTAAACCTCTACGCCTATCCTCTGCTATAGCAGTCTCAGAATAGTTAAAATAGCCCCATCCTTCAACGTAAACACGCACAACTTCTCCAGAATGTTCACCAAGGTCTGAATATTCTACACAAGACCCATCACATTTTAATTCTAACATAGTGTTTCCTTAAACAAAAATAGGGCACTAAGCCCTATGTTATTAACCATTAAATATTTTAGTTACTTTCTTCTCAGAATTATAACGGATATTTAATCTAGTCATTCTGAAATCTTGAGTATAAAAATGATCATCGGGACCGATACGAACGCCTTGTTCACTTAATTGCTCAATATCCTCGTTAGTTAGAATATCTCCCAATTTAACTTCGATATCATTCATTATTCTAACTCTTCAAGTAAACTCAAGAAATATGGGGCACATTCTTCACCATAAGTTTGTGGATCACTAAACAATAGGTGTTCAGCAATATTTACAAATTCTTCTGGTGCTTCACGGAAACGTCTGTCCCATTCTGTGAATGCTCTAGCAGCTTGTTCTTTTGTGAAAGAAAAATAGTTTGAGGTACCAATTTCATTTACAGTTGCCTTACCTTCAAAAGTAAGTGGTTCACTAGAGTTAATAGTAACTGTACCATTATTAATGAATGAAATTTCAGTCATCAACGCACTTCTTTCTGAATGGTCACACGCTGGAAGATTTTAACGCCATTGGAAGCACCACCACACGCTTGTTGTGTTCTACGCGCTTGTGCACGGGTGTCTGCATGATCTACAACTTCATCACCACGTTGAACTACATAAAAACGCTCAATAACTTTTTCTTTTTTCATAACTTTCTTTTCCTTTACTTGTTTAACTAACTTCATATCATCTTCAAATAAATAATACATGCCATATTCAAACTGCACGAGTGGACTACCATCATAAAAATAATGTTCGTGAACTACACCCTGTTTGCCAGTAACCTCGTCCATATTTTCATCCCAACCAAGGACCGAATTAATATATCTTTCTCTATTCAATTCTTTAGCAACTACTACCTTGTCACCTACTTTAAATTTACTCATAAATTCTCCTTTACTTTACATTTAAGACTACCCTAAATTAATAGGGTAGGGTTTACCATCAGAAAGGAATATCCCCGTCCATGTCGTCAAATGGATTAGACTCTTCAGCTTTAGCAGGTTTTGTCACCTTTGGCTTCGTAGGTTTAGCAGCAGGTGCCTTTTCCTCTACTGGAGGCTCATCAGAAGAAACGTTTTCACGTTCTTTAAATGCACCCTTAACCTCTACCAACTGTTTCTCTAAAGTACTACCAGTAAAATTACTTGCTCTACGCATTGTTGCGACTACATGCGCCGGAATGATACGTACATCATCTGGATCATTTTCAACATCAAATTGAATTAGTGCAGGTTTTACATCAGTTTCAAGTTGTTGTTGCCCGCGAGCAATTGCGCCAGCAAACACGCAATATTCTTGAAGATAATTCTTCTTACCATCTGCTGATGGCTTCAGAGAGACAGAGGTTGTAAAGTTAAATTGTTTTCCAAGCAATTCATCAATACGCTCAGGCAGGAATGGTTGACCAGCAGAAATTAATTTAGATGCTGTGGCTAGTTTGTAGAACAGGTTTTTCTGGTTTAAACTCCAACCATCCTTTAGTTTCTCGTTCACACGCAAATTTGTCATCCGTTGTAAAACCATGCCGTGCTCTTGTGTATAGAACTTCCCACCGAGCCAAATGCGTAATGGCAATGGTGAAGAAGAGTCTCCAAACCAGATGCCCTTATCGACAATGATTTGCGGAAAATCCACGGCAATTGCCGCTGCCTGTGCAACGGCGTTAGGCCAGCACTTTAGGCGAACAGTTTTACCAGTCTTAGGGTCTTTACCGTCTTTGAAATAGGTTAAAGGTTTAGCCTTAATAGCCTCAATCTCATCGTCTTCATCACCAGTAAATACAACTTCTGAATCTTCTTGTTCTTGAAGTCCTAAATCTGCGATCACGCTGATAACACCCTGAAGAGATTCACGGTCAGGTACGCCTACTGCCTCAACCATATATTTGTTATAAGCCTCATAATCAATTTCTTTTTTATTACTACTATCACTAACGTTTTGTTTAACAACACCAAATGCCATTTTATTTCCTTTTATCTTGAAAGTTTAAATTTATCGGACGATCTTGTCCATGTGTAATATACATCGGGGCTTTCTTCCTCTTCTGTATAGTCGTTATTATACTCTATAATTTCACCAGAGTCTAACCAATATGTCTCTTCTTCGCAACGTTTCCTAGGATGATTTATATGAAAAACTTCTATAATTTCATTTACGTAATCAAGATTGAAACATTCCGTTGAACCGTCAAACTTAGAAGATGGCATAAACCTTAACCCCTCTTTCCATATGTAATCAAGAATAGTTTCTTCCAGTATAGATGTTTCTCCTGCTGTAAGTTTCCATGCATCAATTTCTTGTACTTCAAAACCTTTGTTTATAAAATTTCTAAATCTTAGATTATAATTAATAGAAACACCAACCTTGCCAAAAGACTCACCATCTTTTGTAAGTTTTAACAAATATAAACAACCATCTTTACTTGCAAACTCTGGGTTATAACATCTATGTTTATAATTGTAAGCACCATTTTCAAAATGGCAAATAGGACAACCAGATTTTTTAGAAATATGATTATTAGCTGTTGTAGTCCAATCCCCATGTTTAGAACAAGTAACTATAATACTGGTTTTATTATCCTTGTACTCCTGTTCTTTATAAGAATATATCCCATTATGTATTTTTATTGCTTCTTGTTTAAAAGCCTCAAATCCCTTTCTTTTATTCTTACCCCTGTCATCAGCAGCACATTGAAAACAATTCTTTCCTTTTAAATGATAATGTGCAGGCTGGCGGAAATCGCCGTGAATAGCACATGTAATAACTACTTTATTCTTAATACCATTATATTCAGTTTTTGAATAATCATATCTATCCCCGTGAACTTGTTTTGATGTTTGTATAAAATCTTGAGTATCTTTTATTCCACTCGGCATACGTACCTCACTGACACGCCTCACAATCTGTTGACCTTTCAACCAATCCACTACCCCTCATACTATAAATATAGTATAGACTTAGAATCCCAGGATCATTAAAAGCAAACTTATGAATGTCACTAATATATTCTTCTGTATCCGCAGAAGAAAAATATAAATTGATTGACTGTTGTTGGTCAATGTACTGCTGACGCAATGAACATAGACGTAAATAGTCTTCCATTGGAATCTCAAAAGCACAACGAAACACTTTCTTCTCGTGCTCAGATAACCAATCTTCTTTTGCAATTGTTCTGTTTACAGCAATACGTTTAATTGTCTTTTTGTTATAAACTCCACGTTCTTTCATAATGTTCAGAAGAACTTTATTAATCCTGTGAAACTCACCACCAGCGGATTGTTTTGTAAACACCATTGACATATCAAGACCAATACCTTCACTTGCACCCGCTGCTAGTTCGGCTGTACTCTTGGTGGGAGGCATCATTAAACGTGTTGCATTTCTAATACCTAAACCTTTACAGCCTTCTGGTTCTCCCATTACATTTGCAAGCCATTGTGTTGTTTCTCTTGAATCTCTATCTAGGCGAGAGAAAATCTCATCATCTAGAATAATACTCTCAAGGCTTCCCACAACAATACTTCGTAACTGCATTAGAGTATGCCAGCCTAGAACACCACTACCTAAACTACGGAAATGTTCAGTAAACCTGAGAATCTTTTCCATTGCTTTTTGATCTTGACGCGAAAGCCCTTTAATCGTCTCAATATATTCACTGATATTACAATCACTCATGATCTGTCCAATATGGATAAGATGGACAGGCCACTTATCATATACTTCAAGATTGTAATTCAGAATAACACAACTAAATGTGTATTCTTCACTCGAAGGCAGGCAAGTTTCTTGACAAAGGTTAGAAGCATGAACTTTAAGACCTTTACGTTTAAATGCTTCGGCTAAATGCCTATTCATTTTATCAATAAAAGTGTAATACCCCCTACCTCGCGGTAATTTTACTTCTAATGTTTTCTCTAACTTATCAATAAACTCTTCATTACCTTCATTCAATTCACGAATAAATTCATCATCAATCAGCCAACCTACATTGTTTGATTCTGGATTCTTATAAAGGTTCTTTAGAACTTCTTCAAAATCTCCATGTTGTGGCCGAAGGGAGTAAGCTAATGAACCACGTCTAGAGCCTTGTACAACTTCGTCCATCGTGTTAATCAAATCTCGAATAACAGGCATAATACCGCCACTCTTACCTCCCCGGGCTAATGGAGCACCCTCACTAGGCCACGCATCAATCGAGTAACTTGTTCCGTGCGAGTGTTTTGTAAGAATTGCAGCTTCAGTCATAGAGTTATAGCGATCATAAAGATTATTCTCTAACACACCACCAGCACAAGAGACTGTTGTCCCACGTTTCCGCAAACCACCATTAGCTAGAAGAGGTGTTGAATAACTAATGAATTGATCCCAAGTAGTGTTAAAGAATACTTCTTCATAAGTTTTACCTGATGTATAGGAATCGTTCTCCCACCAATCAGGATAGATAGCCGGGGCGTGACTAGCAAGCATCTTAGCTACGCTTTTCAAACGTGATTTAACACTCTCCTTTTGCCAAGAATATTTCTCCATGAATAACTGATAACCACCAGATGTAAACCATTCAGGTGCTTCACCGTCTTTAATAGCCTTCTTATTTTGCTTTGAATAATCAATCATTCTTATTTTTTCTCCATGAACTTCCAAAACCGCGTTTATTCCAACCTAACTCATATTCTTGACCTTGACCTGTAGAAAAGAAATCAATTACTTTATATGAGTATGTATTCTTTTCAAACCAATCAATGATTGAACACTCTCCAACCTCAAACTCATGAGGCAGGTTTAGACGTTCTAGGTAAATATTAAGCCGATGCTTTACAAAGTTTTTATACTCTTGTTTCGTAGCACCATTTAAAGACTCACCAATAATAGCCAAATCTACAATACGTTCCTCATGAAGATAAACTTGCTGTACTGCTTCACGAACTTTTTTATATCTAACTTTATCATCTTTAAGCGTAGTACCTAATTCTGAATAGTAAGTGTTAATAATTTCTGCACTAATCATTCCGTGCAAGTCTTCATCAACAGCGCTTTGATTTGTCCCTCGTGCTGTCACAGGAATCTTATTATTACCATTTGATTGGAAACTTTTCAGCATTGAAAAAGGAGAAAACAATAATGCTGTCTCTGTCATTGAAAAAATAATTACAGAAAGAATCTCGTCATCTTTATCACTCAATAATTTACCCAACCACTCTGCACGCTCTTTAAGCACAGGGTCATTCATAAACTCAAGATAATGATCATCTGTGTCTAACCCTAGTTGAATGTTAATTTGATTATAAAACTCAGCATGTACAGCACGCTCGACCATCTCAACAACTGACGCAGCTAATTTTACCTCTGGTCTTGGGAATATTTTACCAATCTTAGCCCACATACTCCCAACTTCTAACTCATATTTAACAAATAGATTTAGTAGAAACTTTACCGTGTGTTGTTGCTCAGGAGACAGTTCATATTTAAGTTGCATCTTATCTAGTTCAACTTTCATTTCAGAGCTAAACCAGAGTTGATCTTCTAATTGTTTATTAGCTAATTCTACAATTTTAGGATAATAACGTACATAACTATCTGTAGGTGTTTGAATTCTTGTTTTAATTTTACTCACTAAACCTCCTTTATTTATTCTTCATCAAACACAAACAATTCACCAACATTGTGCCTAATGATCATATTAGAAAACTGAGGGTAGGATGACATGGCCTTCATCTCATCAGCCATATCTTCATCATCTCCTACCAATTGTTCAATCCTATTCTCTAAAGAACTTCCATTACGTAAATATTCCCTATCAGTCCTCTCTGTGCCACTATAAAGAATTCCTAACTTAACTTCATTACCAAACAATAATGCACGATGATAACAATTCTTCTCTGTCACTTCTTTAGATGTATCAATACCTAATCTATATAAACAATCATTAAACTTTTCTTTATCACCACTTACAATACATTTCTTAATCTCATCTACTTCCATAAGATCAAAAATACTCAATACTTTAATCATTTATTCTCCCTTATCCTAACACTACATTGTTAGGAATTAATTGCCTATGTTGAATCCATCCTTCAAAATTACCTGACCAAAGTTTACCATTCTTATCCACATGTGTAATTCCTTCTTGCCAAGAGTCTGGATCAAATGGGACATTAACAGAATCTACACCTTTATTTTCAAAATATAAATCTTCCATTGGAGTAGCACTATGCTCAAAAGGACTAGCATGTACAGGTTTACTCTCAACTAAACGTTCATAAATCTTATCAGCTTTTTCTAATGAAGGGTCTAATAGTCTAAAAGACACTTGAGCACAACATGATGATGAAATCGCTAGAGCATTGGCTAATGTTGATCCACCATCACGCTTGTTATCAACAGCCATCATATCTCGCCCAGCATAACCACTATCTTTCCAGAACCCATCTAAATAATATGGCGTATGCCAGTCTCCAGGGCGTAGCTCAACTATATCAGATTGTTCATTTGCTTCACGCATACACTTAGCTAATTCAGCAATCGTAGGGTCTGCATCTTCATGATCACGTAAGTAAAAGAAATTATTCCATTCTGTACCTGTGATTACAGTTTTCATAAAAACAAATGGTTCTAGAATACGATTACCAACTTGCTTATGTAGCCCTAAACTTTCCATACGTTCTGATGAATTTGAAGCAGAAAGAGCAGCATCTTCCCATTCACTTTTTGCCCAAAAAGAATCTTCTGTTGAAAGTTCTTCTTTAGCTTTCATACCTGCTTGATTCTTACCCCAATGAACAGGCATTGCAGGAGTGGTCCTTACTTGCTCAATAGTCTTCTTAATTGGAATAGCTCGGCTGGATGCTGAATTTTTACTTAACATCCTGTGCGTATTTAGTTCACTCAATATCATCCGAGGAAAATCAATCTCGAAAGTTGTAATAACTTTTCCAGTAACACTAGACTTACTCTTAGCTACTACACGAGCAATAATACCCCCCTTACCAAATACTTCTGATTTATAGTTCATTTAAGCAATTCCTTAATCTTCTCAATATCCTGAACACTACCCGTTTGTTGATAAACAACATTCTCCCAATTCTCATCAACAACTAGCACAGTAGGTACTGCTTTAATATTGAATTCCTTTACGCCTTGAGGATTCTTGAGAGCATCTACAGTCTCAAATTCAATCCCTGCATCATGGAGTTTCTTCTTAGTTCCTGGGCAATTAGCACAGAATGTAGTTGAAAATACTAAAACTTTATTTGTCATAAATATTAGCCTTTTTTAGTTCATTTTCAATAATTTCAGTGATATGACACCCACCATTATAATACTGTGTAATAAATCTCAGGTTCTTATTTGAATCTTCTGTGACTTCAGTGAATCCATATGAATCTAAAGTTGATAGTGAATATTTGAAAATCTTTCCATGAATTTCAATCAGAAAATTATCACTTAAATACTCTTCAATGTCGTAATCATCACGGCCAATTGAAAAATTCAATGCATTTGTAATCTCTTTAGCATTTGCTTTTCTAACTGATACTTTTTGTACTACTGTTTCACTCATTATCTTCTCCAAAATAATCTTCCATTGCCTGATCATACCACTCCCAATTATCTACTCCACCATTTTCTAATGCACAAAGCTTTTCTTCTCTATTCATTAGACGCTCATATTCGTCAATACTAATTTCAATTGTTTTAATTTCAGTCATTATCAATCTCCATAATTGCACGTTTAAGATAATTAGCCTGATCTAGACATTCTTCATATGCGTGATTTAACCAGTAACGTAGATCACCTTTGTTTTGATCCAAAGTTGTATTATATTTAATAATACCAACATTTGACCTATCAAGTAAATCTTTTCTTACCGCGTCTACAACTTTATCTTTGATAATAGGTTGAAAAGTACCTTGATCTATATTAACAAAATTTGTTACATCTCCTACACTATTCTTCAACATATCAATCCTTCCTACAAATAATTGGTTTATCCTTACGCTCTTGCAATTGTAACACATTTCCCTCATTATCTGTAAGCTGGAATGTATTTTTATCTTTATTCATTAGAATATTACAATTGTGAAAGCCATGAATTTGCATGTTGTATGCAATCATGGACATTGAGGGTGTTTCAGTCATCATCTTTAGCAATTTCAAAAGGATGATCAATACACATATCTACAATATCAAAATTAGCAAGAAGCTGATTATCTAGTTTATGCATCTTAGCAAATGCCTCTGTTTCATCCTCAGCTTCAATCTCGACTTCAATGTTAATTGCATAACGTCTCATTCTACTTTCTCCCATGAAGTACCTTCATCATTGAAATTTAAAACACAATCTTCACCAACTTTGAAGTTAAAAACACTTACCTCTTCAACCTTAACTACAATAGATTGAAACTTTGATGCATTGTTTAAAGTGTCGCTTCTGAAATAAACACGAACGTTATCACCAACTTTTACTCTGTTTTCTGAAACTTTTACAAACTTAGAACCGTAATCCCTATTGGATACTCCAGAAGATGTATAATTTCCTTCAGTATTATCGCTAACTACATACACTACTTCTGTATCTGTTTTGACTATTTGTTTAACTTTGATAAGATTTATCCGGTCTAGACAATATAGATCATCTCTATACTCTAATGCCCCTAGATAATCGCCAACTTTAATTCTACTCAGCATTTTCATTTTCTACCTCCATTCGTTGTTCACAAAGGCTAACCAAGGCATCTAGAACCTCGTTTAAGCCATCTAATTCAAACGTCACTACCCTGGCCTCAGTATCAGTGTTAAGAGGCGTAGTGAGCCTTACAAGCAATTCTACTAGAACGTCTGTAAGCTGCTTATCGTGAAGTGATATTGTATCACAGTTTTCACTGTCTTGTTCAACTTTCATCGTATCCATCTACCATTCTCATCCATAATAAGGGGTTCTAAAATAGGGTGAGAATCAATGATAACACCTGTACCAATAACAGGACGTTTGATATTGACATTGTTATAATTAAATGCATATGATTCATCAGAAATTAAACAACCTGTTTGCATAGCCCAATAAAGACCAGTGGGATTACCCCAATAATCAATCTTAAACTTTTCGTGATAATGGCCTTGTATAGCATGCATTCCCATTTGTTGACTTAACTTCAAAACATCACTAGACTTACCGTGATGGAAATAACATTTAGACTCATCAGGAAGTGTAATTGTTAGATCAAATGACCATTTCCAATCTTCACCGACACTAAGCACATCATTATAAGACTTGATATAATGCTTAGGAATTCCTGCTGTCTTTGTCTTTCTCCAAATCAAACTCCCATGATTAGATTCTAACACATCCATCTTAGGAAAGATTTCATGTAGTTGTTTAATAAATGGAAGCGATCTAGCTAATTCATCTCCAGCACTAGGTAGGTCTGGATCATGTTCATGGTAGCTCAAAGCATGTTGGTCTAACTCATCACCCATACAAACAACCCGTGTTGGTTTATACTTTACTCTTAATGATTCTAGGAATTCAAAACTATCAGGATGATGGTAAGGAATATGTAAATCACTAATAACTAACACACGATCATTTGAAATATCTCGTGACTTACGGACAGAGAACATTTGTGTTGGTTTGTTCTCTACACTTGGTTTTGAATAGAATACTTTTAAATAGTCTCCTAATGTACTCTTTGGAACATCTAATAATTTACTAATAGCTCTCTGTGATAACCCATCTTTCGATAGTGTGACAGCTTCATTTTTCCAATCTTCATTACTCATTGCTCTCCTTCTAGCTCATAAAAGCCTTTGTTTAAATTCTTAAAGATTTCATCATTGACAATATCACGCTTTCCCCAATCACTTAACATACTCCACTCCTTATCTGTATATCCAAATTTATTTGTATCTACTTGAATTTCTACAGTGGATGGATTATCTTCAAAAGGAAAGCCTAACCAACAATTAAGTTTCATTTTCAATCTTTAAGGTCTGAATATGTGTTACGAAGTAATAGTCATCCGAAAGCAACTCTTCCATTCTACAATATTCGATTAGGCTTTTATAACTTTCAAGAATCTTACCAATATTTTTATCAAAATCTGTTTTAGTCATTTATTTCTCCTTTAGTGATGTTCATAATTGTAACATAGTTTTCTTCTTCTGTGTCTGTTCCATCTAGAATATAATCCCAAGCATGTAAAGACTTCCAATATTTCTCATGCACTGCTGAGCGAATGATACGGTCTACACCTGATTCTGTGTATAAACTATCGCCCCAATCATTTTCAGCTAAATCTTTAAGCCTTTGAAATCTAATTACATCTGGTGTATGGATATAAATAGTGAGAGGTGTTACATTATGATCTTTACAATATTTAAAATACCTCTCTAATCCTGTAGGTTCTACGATAAGGAAAGCCACACCCTTACCTTTCTTTAATTTATCCTCAAATTCTTCATGTGTAACGCCATATGTTACGCCAGCATATTCCACTTTTTCTACAAACCCTTTTTCAGCGTTAATTGCTTTTGAATATAAATCAGAGATAAAATGATAATCTACACCATCTACTTCACCTGGACGCATAGGACGTGTAGTGGTAGAAACAATACGTTGTAAGCCCTTCTGAGTGAGGTAGTTCAAAAGATGAGACTTGCCTGATGCTGATGGACCTACGAGTAGGAATAGTGTTTTATTATTTGACATTGATTTCCTCTGATGCAGCTTGTCCATTTTGGAATGTGATTTCTAATCCTAGACCTTTAGCTAGTTTATACTCCACAAGAGCCCCGCGAGATTTACTCCAATTTTCTAGTAAATGAATACGATCACATTCAATCAATTGCCTGATTGCAGTACGCATATAACCATTCCAGCATTTATCATGAGGATCAGGGTTTTGTGCTGGATTTTCTACATGGAAACCTTGATTTCGTAAGATGGCAGATTCTTCATTAAAAGCTGGATAGTTGTTATCTGGATAGCCCGACATTGGACCGGCTGCATAAATAGAGATTATTGGTTCAATAAGATCGTGAGTGACCTCTGTTAAATCAAGCCCAAAACTATCTCTAGTTGTATAATCGTTAATGAGTAAAAAATAGTCATCGTTTGGTAACTTAGATATAGCGTCAATCCTGACAATCCTTCCATCACGACGTTTCCAAAACTGTCCTACACGGACCTTAAGTTTTTCTTTCATATTATTTTCCTTTCAATAAATCAATTATCTTATCCAACTGATAAACTATGTAAATCAGAATCCAACATATTAATAGTGTCATTTATAACTCTGAAACCATTTATCACCAGCAACGGGAATATGCATTTGTTTGTAAATATGTAGAAATTTAAATTTCTTACCTAACTGAAAATACCAGAATCCAAATCTCCAATTAATCCATGTATCACTCATATATTTCCTTTCATGTTTATGTTCTCACATTATACACCAGTTGTAACATTTAAGATAGTTTGTGTTGTATTTTTACAACTAGTATCTATATTAATTAACTACTTGACAATATGTATTACTATATCAACCTTGGTGAAATTACAGACGAACGAGTCCCTCAGAACTTAATCTGAAAAACTCAAACATCTGCAAGACTAAGAGAATCAACCCCGGAGCCATTAACAGCCATGTAAACATGGAACATCTTTCTATAGATGCACGGGTGTTGTTACAATGCAATCGCAACACCTTTGGAATTTCCTCCTAGCATGGAGTCTAATCACTGTTATTCCTTCACGAGTCCACAGCTTGAACATGATCTAGTCTTTACTTGTTCTTTAATCTAAGGAAAAGACGGTTTACCCAAAAACACCCTAGACGATCACACTAACGTATGCTACAATGCTCACACGAAGCAAGCATCACAAACATAATCAGTGTGAAATGACATTATAACACAAGATTTCACTAAATTCATGCTTTGTTAAAATATATTTGCATTTTGTTGTATTTTTACAACTAGTAGTGTAATTATTCTTGCTATATTTCTATATGTGTGCCAGAATAATGTTGTTTTTATAATGAAAGGAAGAGTATGACAGATGTGATTACACTAGAAAAGATGCTTAAATCTGCGTTTAACCTAGGACAAGAATACTGGAGGTTAGCGGATAGTGAATCCTTTAGCGACCATAAGAGGGCGGATATTGTATATTCCAATTTTCAAGATTTACTTGAGAGTGTAAAGAGCGACACGTTCTAAAACCCACCAGAAGCCTCTAAAAGCCCCTTAATTTACTAAAGTAGTAGGGTAGGTGCTTGAAGTGTTTTAACAGCCTCCTAGGGGCTTAAATTTGATTAAGGAAACAAATGATTAATTGGCAAAAGAAAAATGTGTGGCACAGCCGTGGAAATAACTTTCTTGTAGAAGTTTATCACTACACTGTAGGGAAATATGAATTTGACCATGATGGTTCAAACAGGTGGAATGTATATGCATATATTTACCCTACACATCCACACTTTGAAGCTTTCACTTCTAATGATATGTGGCAAGAAGCTGCTACAATCATGCCTTTCCATTCCTATCCCTCTCACTTGTCAAAACCAATGTATGATGGAAAGGTGACGTGTGTTAAAGTGGGAAGTGATTACAACCATCTATATGATGAGGACTTTACATTTATGGACACGAAAGAAGAGGCTTGGGAAGTTTTCCAAGATGCTGAGAGGCTTTATAATTGGTTGACAGGACCAAAACTGGAGGAAACAGAATGACTATTTTATATCTATGGACAGTGATTGTTATGACTTGCAACGGGCAAGGTGCTTGTTATAATGAGAGAGTAAAACATGATTGGCGTCCAATCGGAGAATATGCTACAGTGGTGGCTTGTGAGAAAGCTAGAAATAAACTTGGCGTAGCTACAGATGATCGTTCACGTTGTGTGGAGAAGAATTAAACAAAAGGAGAATGTTATGAATGAAATTAAGCTAGAAGTTGGTGGTATTTATAAAAATCGTAAGGGTGAAATTGTAAAAATTATTAAGCACTGTGTGGATTATACTAAATATCCTTACGAATCAGATGTACTTTGTTATACATCCTCTGGTCATTACTATAATGGTGAAGAAGATGATGAAGATTTAATTGAACAAGTTTTTCCAAAAGAATCTTTAGAAATAAACTACAACAAAAGTGAAATCCTAAAAGCTATTGCTGATGATGGGGCTATCCAATTTCGTGTAGATGCGGGTGAGCCTTGGGGTGATGTAAAAGATACAAATTGGGTGCTAAGAATGATTGGAGCTAATACACAATTTCATCTACGTGTTAAGCCTGAAACTATTAAAATTAGTGATGGTGAAGTAGCTCTTGAGGATAAGGCATGGTGGCAAGGTGCTGGTGGCGCAGAATACGTTACAATGGGAGAATGTGGACATGGCTATCATTGGAGCAATGCCAAAGATTGGCCTAATCTATATTCCATTAAAGAGCCAGAATTTGAAATGGTTAAAGTTTATAAATACATGAAGAAGGATTGATATGGGCTGGCAAACTTCAACAGGCTGTAATGTTATTTCAGCATGGGAGGCTGCTGGAAAGCCTTCTATTAGGTGGACAGAAAATGACAAGGAATGGATTAATAAATATGCAGACTTAGTAGATATTTGCACAAAGCTGGATGTTGAATTAAGTAAATCTAATGCAGAAAACCTAAGACTAAAACATGAGAATGAATTTATGCTAAAACTTATTAATCAAAGTATGAAGGAGGTTTGATATGAATTATGACGATGCCTATTCTGTTGTAGATAAATTTGAACAGACTATAATTCAACTATTGGGCGAGTATGAATGTGGTTGGTATTATGGTAGCCCTGTTAAACTCTTGGAAGAAGAGGTTGAACTTCAAAAAGAATATCTAATTAGTCTACTTATTAAGGAGAATTAAAATGTACCTAGTTTGGCAATGTAACAATCTAGAAAAGGTGTATAATCTACAGGAACCAAAGATTCGTAAGAAGATCAACAAACATGTTGGATATTCCATGCGGAAGATTGGCCTAGATGATAAGAAGTTTAAAGGAACATATCGTTTAGCTGATGCTATGCTTGCTGTTTATTATCACATTGGTGAAACGAGTGAGTTTCAGAGGTTTGAGATTGTGAGTAGTCTATGAACACAGAAGATATTTATTATTTAATTGATAAACTTTATACAGCAGGATATGAAGACAGAAGAAAAGAAAGGAACTATGATCCTAGAGGTTGTGATGAATGGCAAGATGTTTTCAATGTTCTTAGTAAACAAAATAGACTAGTGCAGGAAGCTTATCAAGAAGGTATTCTTGTAGGCTCTGCTGATGATTTTGAAGATGGATTAGAAGGAATTTAAATGGAAATACCCTCGCTGAAAGTGACAGAAGATGATATAAGAAAGGCAAAAGAATCTTGGAATATAGAAAGGCTTACAAAAACTCCTAACAGAGTTGAATGGGATTATCTTACAATAAAGAAACAAGATGATCTTATTTATTCAAAGAAAGTTGCTAGAGTAAAGCAAGAGTTACACGATTATTTTGTAAATCGGAGGAAGATCAATAATGGGTTATGACAATAAAAAGGGAAATAAATGAGTGCAAAAGAAAGCGGACAGTTACTAAATAATAATTTTGAATGTATTGCAAATGAAGTTAATGGAAAACAGGAATGTTTTAGCTCAGATGCATTGAAAGTTTATGAACATGAAGATGATGAGGGTAATGTAGAATATGATGGCTACTGCTTTAGTTGCTGCCAGTATTTTAGTAAAAATGAAGTAGCTAATACTAGTCTAGCCGATTTACTTGGAATTGAAGACGGAATTGTAAAAGAGAAACCAAAATACACAAAGGTTTCCAAAATCCCTCCAATGAGTAAAGAAGATATTAAAGACTTTCGTAAGACACTAACATATAATACAAACAATTATCGTGGTATTAAAGATGAGTACAGTAAATTTTATGGACACATGGCTAAGGTTGATAGTAGAGGAAATGTCTTAGCACGTTATTATCCAGAAACAAAAGATGGTGAAGTTGTAGGATATAAATGTCGAAATCACCCTAAAGATTTTCGATATGGTAAACGTGGAATTACTGGTCTATCATGTGAACTTAGTGGACAAGTGAGATTTCAAGCTGGTGGAAAATATATTCTAATTGTAGGTGGTGAAGAAGATAAAGTTGCAGCATATCAAATGCTCCGCGATTATCAAATCAGTAAAGGTCAAGAAGGATATGATTCTATTGCTGTAGTGTCCCCGACATGTGGTGAAGGTAATGCAGCTAAACAGATTGCTACACAGTATGAATTCTGTGATGAGTTTGAAAATATTATTATTGGAATGGATAATGATGAGGCGGGTAAAAAAGCTGTAGAAGAAATTATAAAAGTTCTACCCCAGGAAAAAGTTAAGGTTGTTACATGGTCTGGTAAAGACCCAAACAAAATGCTTAATGACGGTAAAGAAAAACAATTCCTAAGAGACTTCTATAATGCTAAACCTGTAATAAACACAGGTATTCGTTCTTCAGCAGGTTTAATGGAAGACGTTAAAGAAGAATTACGTAGGCCGAGAATTCCTCTTCCACCATATATGAAGAAATTATCCTCTATGATGGGTGGCGGACCACAGCAAGGACGTATTGTTAATATAATTGGTAATACTTCTGTTGGTAAATCTAGTCATGTGAACAATATGATGTATCATTGGATTTTTAATTCACCAGTAAAACCAGGGGTTGTTTCTTTAGAGGCTACAGCCGGTCAGTATACATTAGATATGTTATCTATTCATTTAGAGAAAAATCTTGTTAGAATGGGTGATGGTGAAGAAATCATTGATTATCTAGAAAAACCAGAAGTGATGGAATTGTATGATGATCTTCTTGTTGATGAAAATGGAGAACCTCGATGGGCAATTCTAGATGAAAGGGATGGTGATATTAAAGAGTTAGAGAAACAAATGGAAAAATTAGTTAAGTCTCATGGATGTAAACTGATTGTAATTGATGTTCTAACCGATATCCTTCGAGGTATGCCTATTGAAGCACAAGAGAGTCATTTAAAGTTCCAAAAAGGAATGGTTAAGAGTGGGATTACAATTGTGAACGTCTTGCATACGAGAAAACCTAATCCTGATAAGGATGGGAAAATTCGTGAAATAAATGAATATGATGCTTTAGGTTCTGGAACTTTTGTTCAATCTGCTGCTTACAATATTCTTATTGACCGTGATAAAATGGCAGAAGATTTTGTAGAAAGAAACACAACATATGTTAGACTTCCGAAATGTCGTAATGGAGATACTGGTGAAGCTGGAGCGTGGGTATATGACACTCAAACCCGTAAAGTAGTAGATTTAGATGATTATCATTCTAGAAGTAATGTAAGTTTTTAAATAATGTAAGGGGAATGGATGAAAGAAGAAATTGATGAGGTTGTTCTAGATATCGAGAGCGATGGACTTCTTTTTGATAGCACATTAATTTGGACAATCTGTGCAACACATATTCAATCAGGAGAAAAGTTAAAAGTAAATCCTTTTAAAGATGAACAGGCAAAACAGAAACTCGTAGAATTCATTTCCCAATATGAAAAACCAAGGCTTATTGCTCACTTTGGTCTTGGCTATGACTTCTTAATGTTTATGTTTATTTTAGGAATTGAAATTACAGTCGGTCCTGATAAATTTAATAACCAAGATGTGCAATATGTGGATAGTTTCTATTTGTCAATGTTTTTAAACCCTGACAGGCCAGGACACAGTATTGAGTATTTTGGTGAACAAGAAGGTTTAGAGAAAATTGATTGGAGGTCTAAAGCAATTGAATTAGGTCTTATTCAAGCTAGTGATCCTGAAGCACAGGAATTTAAACAGTGGCATCCAGAGATGGATGTTTATTGTGAACGAGACGTAGAAGTTAACATCAAAGCATATAAGAGTCTTAAAAATGAATGGTTAGAAGTGTATGGTTCAGAATTTGAAATTACTGATGCATATAAGTGTGGACAGAAATCTTTCTTTCTAATGTCTTGTCAAGAGCTAACAGGTTGGAAGTTTGATCAGAAGTTTGCTCATGATTTAGCTGAAAAGATTGTTGTGATGATGGAAGAGATTCGTGCAGAGGTAGAACCTAAATTACCTCCTAGGGCTTTAAAGAAAAGTGAAGAGAAATTCTACACAATGCCTGCAAAGCCTTATAAGAAGGATGGATCATTTTCATCATCATGGGAAAAGTTTGTTGAAAAGCATGATGGTAAGGAATCTTTCGGCCAATGGGAATTTTATGGAAAGACTTATGAGGTTGAGCCAGGACAAATTCTAGATATTAAGTTACCTATGGAAATGGGTAATCAAGATCAGATGAAAGATTGGTTCTTATCATTAGGCTGGAAACCAACTTTATGGAATTACCAGAAAGATAAAAATGGTAAGCCTATGCGTGATCAACGTGGTAAATTAATTCCTACCTCTCCTAAAATTCAAGAGACTCAGAAACTTTGTGTGAATCTCGAAGCTATGCAAGGTGACATTATCAAACAGGTTGTTAAATGGCTTAGTTTACGAAACAGACAATCTGTTTTGAATACTTGGATAAATAATCCACGGCTACAAATGGATGGACGTATTGGCGCAGGTAGAACAGGCATTGCCTCAACACACAGACAAAAACATCGGACTATCGTAAATTGTCCGAAGGCAAGCCCTAAAGTTCTTTTAGGTTATGAGTTTAGAAGTTTATGGATTGCTGAAGAGGGTATGCTTATTGCTGCGGCTGATGCTGCGGCTTTGGAGGGTCGTGTACAAGGGCACTACACATTCCCCTATGATGATGGTGAAACTGCTAGAGAATTGCTTAGTGGTGATGTTCACTCAAAGACAGCTAAAAGTGTCTATGAAGATCAATTGTTAGATTTTGATATCACATCAGAAGATTTTAATAAAGATGATCCAAAATTTAAGCCTTTCAGGGATAGAAGTAAGAACGTGTACTACGCAGCAATGTATGGTGCCGGTCCACCTAAAATTGCGTCAACAGCAGGATTACCAGAATCAAGAGGTCAAGAAATATCTGAGAAATTTTGGGCTGCTAATCAGGGAACTAAGTTACTAAAAGATAAGTTAGAAAAGTATTGGGAAACAAAAGGCAAAAAGAAACATCTTCCTGCTATTGATGGTAGAATTCTTATTACAAGAAAGAAATCAGCACTACTTAATACAATTTTTCAAAGTGCAGGCGGCATTGCTATGGATTATGCTCTGTGCTTTATGGATATGTGGTTAGGTGGACTAAAGTGGAAAGATCGTAAACCCTATTACAGTTATAAAGGTTATATCGTTAGGCGAGTATGCTATCAACACGACGAGGCAGAGTTTGAATGTGATGAAGAAGTTGCACAAGAAATTGGAAACATGGTCACTAAAGCAATTGAGAAATCAGGCCAATATTTAAAATTTAAAGTTGAATTAAAAGGTGAGAGTAAGATTGGTAAAAATTGGTGTGAGACTCACTAATTAACAAAAATACAACAACCACACCAGTTGTTGTATGCTACACTTCATTATCTAAACGAAAGGAATATTATGAAAGTTTACATTGGACCATATGCAAACCAGATCGGGCCATATCAGATCGCAGAGAAAATTCTATTTTGGAAAGATAAATATGAAGATGACTCTGTGCACGAATTTGGTAAATGGTTAGCTGAAAATAAAGATGGTAATGAATCTCTACTTAGTAAACTATGTGCAAAATTTTACACCATTCAAAAACGTAAAGTAAAAGTCAAGATTGATTATTATGATACTTGGAGTGCTGACAACACACTATCAATAATTATTCATCCACTACTTCTTAAACTAAAAGAAGTAAATCATGGTGCGCCTATTAATTTAGATGATGAAGATGTTCCTGAGGATATTCGTTCAACTAGCGCACCACCGAAAGAGAATGAATGGGATACTGATGATTTTCTTTTTGCTCGTTGGGAGTACATTATTGATGAAATGATTTGGGCACACGCCCCTGATTGGGAAGATAAGTATGAATGGAAGTACGATAGTGAGACTATTGAAGAGTATAGGGAACGTCGAAAACGTAGGGAAAATGGCTTCCGCCTATTTGGTAAATATTATTCAGGACTTTGGACTTAAAAATGAATAATAGTATCAAAGGAATTTCAGCACCATTAAATGAATGGACACACGATGACCTTGTAACATACATGTCTTGGAAGATCATTGAAGGTATTACAAGTGGGAAACCAATTAACAGTATTTGTTATGAATTTCCTGCAATTATACTTAATTGGAAGAAAGAAAGGAATTAACATGCTAGACATTGAAGAAATCATTAGAGTTATTCGTCTTGATAATTCGAGCGTCAGCTATAAACAAGCTGAAGAGATTTATCATTCAATTATCCCTACTGTAAATAATTTTGCACAGGGATTATATGATGAAGGCCATGTGGATGGATGGAACGCAGGTTATGAAGCCTGTATTCATGATAGGTGCTAAATGAATCTTCCATATTCATATACAATCACTAAAGAAGGTAATGTAATCAACATTATCCTGTCAAAAGATTCACTGAAGAAAGTATTCACTATTCATGGAGCAAATCTCACTGATGTTAGACATCATATGGAAAGCCTCACAGATCAACAATGTGCTGATTACTTTAAAGGAATGAAATGAAGTGGATATTATCTTTCCTATTGATTGTCTGTGTATCTGTAGGATGCTTAGTAAAACAAAAGCATGCTGTAGATGTACGTAATGAATGTTTCAATCAAATCAAGATTGAATATTTAAAGAATAATAAGACTCCTAACGCTGAAGCACCATCTGAATGGAGTATTCTTGAATTGAGTGATGGTGTATGGATTGTAGAATCTAAATATTCTAGTCTTAATCAATATAAAACTAAATGGTGTGAAATCAAGAAAGATTTTGTGCTAGGTGGTATTTATAAAACAAAGCAAGAGGCTATGGAAGCCTTAAGAGAAAGTAAATAGTATGAGTGATTATAAGTGTGCACATAAATGGAAGTATCTTCATGATAATGACAATGGAGACTGGTGTGAAGAAGTGTATGTATGTGAGATTTGTAATTCAAGAGATTACAGGGAGTTACCAGATTGAGAACATATAACATTCTAAAGAATACAATCTTAAACGAAGAAAACCCCCAACAACTAGCACAAATTGCTCTTAGCAACGTACTGTTTGTTAGGGGCTGGAATCTTCAAGAGGATTTAAAATCAATCATTAAAAATGGTTTAGGGAGTAATCAGGATATTATGCTTGCTACTCTAGCTGATTATCCTGTAGGAGTGTGTGTGAAGTGTGACAATCACTTACAAATCTTTGTCAGACGATCATATAGAAATTATGGAATTGGTGGTAAACTTGTTTCAGCTATGAAAGCTAAACATGCAGATGTTAACTTTTGGGGCTCTGAGGGCACTAAAGGTACTTTAGAGTTTTGGGATAAACAGGAAGTGAAGGCTGTACCATGATCACATATGAAATTACATTGTTTACATTAGGGAAAGTAACGGAAGTATTTTATAGAGAGTTTGATTCTAAAGTGGATGCAGATTATTTCTGTAAATATTATTCAGAAGATGATAATCTGTATTACAAAATTACAGATTCATCAGAGATTAAAAATAAATAAAAGAAAAGCCCCTATTCCGTGCTAAGAGTAGGGGCTTTAGTATTTCCGAGATGTAATTATTTGGAGAAATTAATTTCTCTCTTTATTTTATTTTTTCTAATGTAGAAACTATTGTCTCTTCAATTGGAATAGGAGATGGACGAGGGACAGATTTTATATCATCTATAATCTCTGAAGGACTAGCTTTAAGATTGCCTGATGTAATCTGAGCAAGACGTGCAATATGGATTTCTCTTTTCCATATATGTTCTTCCTCTAAACGAGCATCTTCCCTTTTCTTAAACTCTTCTAGCCTAGCGTCCTCTCTGCGCTTGAAATACCACTGGATAACTAATCCTATGATAACGCCTAGAATACCTATTAGTGCTGCACCCGCACTGGATAATAGAAAACTACCAAAGGCAGTGAGTGCCCCACCATATGTAATTTTAGAGCCTATACTTGCTAATGCGGAATCTGTTGCCATTTGAATTGCATCTTCAGTTGGTAGGGACATTCTTACTTTCGCTCTCTCGCCAATCACGTAGCGATTTTTTATCAATATTACATAGCTTCAAACTGTCACCTCTTTGTTTGGCTAAATCAGCTATGTCTTTATTTAACATCCCTTCAAATGGCTGTGCTATTGTACAGTCTTCTAGCCATTCAATGGGAGGATATGCTTTTATATATTTATATTCTATATTATTCTGTTTGAAGAGACTTGAGCACGCCATCAGGCACAGGCACATCACTCCAATCAGGATTAGTCTTAATTGCTTCATTTAATTGTTCCTGCTTCTTGGTAGAAGATATATTGCTCTGTTTACGATCTTCTTGCCGTTTTACAGAAACTTTATTTGTTTGCTCAGCATTTTCATTCATTTGTGTAATGGTTGAATTTGCTCTATTAAGGTTATCAGTGAGTGTAGACACTTGTGCTGTCAATAGCTGTGCTTCATTTTTATAATGATTACTAGAGATATAGAATCCTATAGACAGAGAGAGTAAAAGGATTGCTGCACTACCGTAGACGTAATTTTTTATATTACTCCAGATCATTTTAACATTCCTTCAGCATATCTAACATCTACAGGTACTTGATTCATGCACCACTGGAATTCCTGTGTACGTCTAGTGACAAGCCCATTAAGCTTAACCATTTCACCATTTTTATTAGCATAAACCCAACGAGTGAGTTCATAGCAAGCACCATCATAATCTTTAGCATTTAACTTTTTGAGTAGTGTGCTAGAGGCTAGTTTATTTGGTCCGACATTGTATGTAAAACTCAATAGTGCAGCATGTTGATAATCTGATTTATATGGAACTTTAACAAGTCTCTTAAGATCAAGTTCTTTCTGTTGTAAGTCATTAGCTAAGACTTTGATACACTCATCACGAGTGAACTTTTGTCCTAGCTTTAACTTGTTATCAACATGTCCATAACAGCTTGTAACAATGCCTACAGGGTCTTTATAAGTACCAAGCACCTCTCCCTCACTAGGAGCAACTAAATAGGCTCCAGAGAGGGCTAGAGCACTTGTAAGCCCTGCTGCTATTAGGCTTTTATAGATTGATGATTTATTCATATATTAATAACCTATCGCTTGCCAATAGAAAGTTTGAGAACCATTATTAGGGCCACTAATAAGAAACCTGTATCCAGTAGTGTTTTCTGGTTGAATACCAATTGTATATTCTGCTGTTGGGCTTATATCAGAGCCCTTTGAAGCAACAATGTTTAAACAAGCAGTAGGGAAAGGAATTGTAAATGTTCCTAATGTTACAATTTTGATTGGACCTACTAATACACCCCATTGTAATATTAAACCTCCAGGTAGTTTTTGATAACCTTGGGAAGCTAATAGTTTATCACTGAAGGGAGAATTAAAATCAATTGCTTGATTTGCGGCTGTTGTTACACGTCCAGCGGAATCAATTGTGACACGAGAAACACTACCTGAACTACCATAAGTACCAGGGGCAACCCCTGAAGCTGCTAAACTTAAACTTCTATCTGAAGTAAGATTACCCCCGCCCTGTAGACCATAGCCTGTATTGATAGCCCTTGATTGATTAACAAGCTGACTTGCATTATCAATTAAAAGCCTCCAGGCTGTAGTTACTAAGGGGTTTTGTCCTGTGTTATCTGAGTTTGCAACATAGATAAATCCATTACTACCTTGAACAATAGACTTATTAGCTGTGTAGTTTGTTAAACTATCCCAAACAGGGATACCACTCTGAAAGATATGCTGGATAGCCGTATCTTGCTTATTCTGGTAAAAGTTTTCTACTTCAGCAGGAGGGATTTCAGCAACCCAACCTTGACGTAGTTTAGCTTCGCTTACAGCTACTTTGTTACCAGTTTCTGCCCAAGCGATTTGAAAGTTTGGTTTTTGTTGGATTGCCATTATATTATTAAGTTCTTAAAGTTAGTTCAGGTGATCGGCTAATTACATAATAACTACCGGCTGTAGTACATTTAACAGATAGGACAACACTCTTACCAGCGGAGACGGTGAAACTTGCTACATCTGACCTCCATCCAGCAGAGAATGTTACTGTGTAAGGCCCTCCTGCTGCATTAAGGAAGATAATTTCAAATTCATCTTGTGCAACAACGTTAGCTGAAGTTCCTAATAGAGCATCTCCTGTAAGAGTGCAAGTCATTGTTTTACCTAAAGCAGTTGGGTTGACTGCTAGAGGTGTAGATGAGTTCACATAAGGTAGAACACCAACAGTGGCTCTAAATGCTTTTGTAATAGTAGTACTAGGGACTGTTAGAGTGCCAGCACTATTAAATTGGAATGGTGATCCGCCGCCAACAGTTATTTTATAAACACTATCTGTGTCTAAGCGTGTGTATGTGTCATTAGCTGTATCCGCAGAATTTCTAAATCTAATACCTGTACCATTAGAAGAGAAGAGAATATCCCTCTCAAACTGAGCAATACAGTTTGCAGATACGCCTACGCCACCCTTCCAATCTGCTGATGGTCCAAATATCCAGTAGGGCTGGAAAGCTGAGCCTTCTGTAGTCTCACCATAAATAATACGGCCTGCTACTTGTGCAGTGTAAACAACATCATCATATCCAAAAATCATATCTGGATTAAGGCCACGATAAGCACTACCAGAACCAGTTTTTTGGTTTAGAATAACAGCACCATATGGGCTCCATGTTGAACCTGATGTATCAATACTTTCAATAACACCAGTAACTCCAGAAGTTGCTCCAGTGACAGTCTCCCCTACTTGGAATGGAGTTGTGATTGGTTTTACAAATAGATAGTTTTTATTTCTGTATCTTAAAGTACCAGCACCACCTAAAGAACCGGTAAGAGCCTCTCCATGTGTAAATGTTCCAGTTTTACTTGAGAGTAAAATATGCGCAGGCGCTGTTGTTGCTGATAAACTTCCTACAGAAGACTTGGGTAGAAAGAAAATTCCCATGTCCCTGTATTCTACAGGTTGTGCATTAAAATCATCAGCAAAGATTTTGATAGCTGCAGGGGCGCCGCTTTGGCCTGAGCCTTTTGGCATGATGTAGACACGAGTTTTATCTCCATCATTTAAGGCTTGAAATGTTCCAGATAAATCTTGTTTTCCGTCTGCTAGAGTAGTAGCTTGCAGAGAGATTCTTGATAATGGAAATAACTCAAACCCGGCAAGGGCTGTAGAGTATCTGATTTCATATCTACGCCCTGGAACGATATCTCCTGAACCTACAACACCACCACTTAAACGATAGACTGGAGCAGCAGGACCATCATCTACTTTAATAGTACTACTAGCGCTATTTGAAACAGTACCTGTAAATGCAAATGTAGCATTATTTGTATAAGATGCAATTCCAGTATTTGTTGTTAAAACTAAAGCAGAAGATGTGCCAGAAGCAGTAGAGTAAATTCTACTTCCAAGGGAATTTTCTTGAATAATTTTTGATATTGATGGGAGAATTTCTCCGCCAGTTGTTGTCCAAGTAGATGTAGAGTCTCCATTTACAAAGGTATTTGCTCTTGATTCATTCCCTTCAAATCGCTCTACTTGTTGACTAAAACTTAATGATGTTGCCATTTTTTCTTTCTATATTAAATTGAATAGCCATGTTCGGGCATTGTCTGATTTAGAAGAATATTCAATTGTTCTTCTCCTTGTAAGAAATCTGAGAGGCTTGGACCTCCCGGAAATAGTTCATTCACTTGTAATACTTCCCACGTATATTCAACCCCTAAGCTTTTTGGTACAAAATAAGATTTCCCCCAATCATTATTTGTAAAATAATAAAGTAAATTTATGTCTGTCTGTGTAAAGTTAGCACTTAAAATTCTTATAAATGCTTTGCCACCACCTTGAGATACAATCCATACATTTTCAACATCAAAAACGAATGTTAAAAATTTAATTACATCTTCTGGTGTAGCTCTTGTTTTATTCTTAATGATCTTAGCTTTAATAAATCTTCTATAAAGATAATCATCTAGAATAATATTTCCTGATGTTGAAGTACCTGCTGTAAGGTAGAATCCCCCGATAGTAGGATCACTCACTGTACCGAATGAGTTAGAAGCTGGATTACCTTCGTATCCGAAGAATGTATATAAATCAGCACCAACTAATTCTCTAGGTTGACCAACAATATTACCAATAATATCTAATTGAGCACCCTCAGCAGTATCAATCCATCTCTTATTGTATAAATCTAAGGCAACAGCCTGTATTTCCGCAGAGGCAGAAGAAGCTAATTGTAAGTATTTATCAAATACAGGTTTCTCTTTAAATGCCTCTGTTACCCTACTTCTTGCCTCTGCTAAATAATCTTTTACATCTGTTCCTGCCATTTAATACTTTCAGATTATTTAAGATACAGTAATAATTATGTTCGCAGAATCGATTGTTGGATATTCGTCGTAAGCAAATTGGATATTAGCTGTCCCTGTAGGTGTTGGGGAAGTACCAACAAAAAGTTCATTAATCATGAAACCAGATGTTTGGTTAATTGGTGTGTATAATCTACTATAGATTAGCTCTGAATTTAAACCTAGTGTTTCAAAGTATTCAATCAAGGACGCTTTAATTGTTGTTGCATAGTCTGATGGAAGAGAATCATCTGTAATTGCAGATATATCCATAGTAATATACACAGGAACAGGAGAGGGACGTTGAAAACGAATAATCTGGTCTACACCTTGAGAATCCTGAATCTCAATTTCTTCATCTCCCGCACTTGCAATACCCAAAGGTTGATTCTTCCATATGGTATTAGCAATTTCTAAGTTATCGCCACCTAGAATTAATACTTTAAAAGAGTGTGGTGGAACATCATGAACAACATCAATTGTGTCTGTGTTGTTGTCATAAATGCTAACTTTGTTTACAGCATCAATATCAATTAAGTCTGAATACAAGGCATCAGAAATATTCTGAGCAGTTGTAAATTTATTTTGCCTAAAACGCTCTCTTAACTCATCATCAGTTTCTTCATTACTACCAGTAACACCGTTGGCAGGATTGTTTACGCTATCCCACCCTAAGACTGGTGTAGATATAATGTTCAACGTGTTGGCTGATAATTCTCTATTTCCTAGCTCAGTATTAGTTACTTGTCCTCTTACTTTAATCTTTGAAATAGAAAGATTTGTTGTAAAACTAAATGGTACATATATATTAATAGAAGTAATTTCTAATTCTGTAGATGTAGATGTGGAATTAAAGTAAGAGAAAACAGCCGCTTGGGACTGTAGCTCAGCTAATACTGTCGCCACCGTATCAGTTGGTCCTGCTGTGTATGTAAGCCCAATTGTCTGATTTGACCTAATAATAGTTACAGTGTAAGTTGCCCCATCTACTACAGCAGGTAGAGATAACCTCATTCCAATAGAATTTGAAGTAACAATTATTAAATCTGAGTTCAATGTGTAGGTATCTGAACTTGTAGAAGATACTTGAGCACCTGAAGTGATTGTTGTACCTTGATTACCCCAAACAACAATATCTGCTGTTGTGGCAGAAGCTGGATTGCGTGTAGTACCGTTTAAGGCCACGAGATTATCAAGAGCAATACCTGTAGCACTGTTAGGATCAAAAGCTGAATAAACTAATTGAATAAGTTCCCAAAGATCAGAATATTGAGGACTTGTTAATCCAATGATACGCCCAATTGTAGAACTATCTGATGTGTCTACCTCATCACCAACAGGCACTAAATCTTGAAATACTTCCTTTGCTCTTGCTTTTTGATCTAAAATAATCTCAGGAAGTCTCCTGATTTCAAAACCTGTAGGTGTTAATCCTGCCATGATAACCTTTAAATTGTAATTGTCGTAGTTTCATTGCCATCAGTTGCAATAACTTTGAAACTGACAGAATATGCTCTTGATCTAGAATCTAATGAAGAATTCCATTCAGAGATACGTGAAACTCCTTGCTCAGCAAGAATCTTAGATTGCAGAATTGTGTCTACTCCTGATTTAGTAATCTTCTGGCCTAGAATCTTAGTGAGATATGGAACACCATGTTGTGTGTTTAAGAACCACTCTGGAGCCATAGTTCTTAACATGATAAATAAACGCTGAGCAACTACAGATACTAAATCTGTTGTAGTTGGGCATTCTCCATTAACAAATGCTAGATCACGATCACCATTTATATTAAGTAGTAAGTCCATTAAATTAGCCTATCTATAATCATTGTGGTGGTCCTGATGAATCACTACCTGACTGAACATTACCATGTGTATGATCGGAGCCAATATTCACACCATTGTGTGTTATAGTTCCGCCGTTAATATTGAATCCACCCGTCAATGTATTTGTATTAACACCTTGAGTACCAGCAATACCGTTTAAGTAGGTAATTAGTTGTCGAACAAGTAAAGTACCATTTATATCAACGTTACCATTTATTCTCGTAAGAGGGGAATTTATCTCTGCATACTCCGTGTTGATAGTCGCGGATGAGGGGGCGTTTATAATAACCTGCCCACTAGGTTTTAGTCTAACCTCTACTTCTGAACCTGTACCAATACCCGCTACGATAGTTGTGTCTTTTGTATCATGAACATTTGTTCTCTTAGAGGGATTGTTAACCGATGTACTAATTGTTTGTAGGCCAGGAATAGCAATAGCATCTCTTTGGTCCATCTTACGAAAGTCTGTAGGAGCAACAGGTGTTCCAACGCCCCGCTTCCAAGTGTCTAGTCCTCGCATAGAGTAGACTAGTAGCACTGTATCCCCTACAGAAACATCAAAAGTGATGCCCCCTGTTTTAGAGACGGGAAATATAAGAGGAATATTTAAGATTACAGGCCGAGGAATATTGTCGTCCTCTTCTGAAATCATATTAACTGTGGGTTGAACATCTACAAACGATGTTGTAAGATTATCCCTAATCGCAACAACTATCCCCGGAATAGCTGTGTGAACACCAGCCATCATATAGGAGAAATTAGACTCTAAGACTTCTTCTAAACTTGGTTCTCTCATTTGTCTAAAACTCTCTCACTACATTTAATTTCTGAATACCAAGTGTCGCCTCTGAAGTCACCTTCATGTTGAACCTCGTCAACTTTATAGAAGCCTGTAAAATCTCCATATTCAATCCTAATAATACTTCCTGCATAAATAGCAGGGTTCATAAGAATCTTTAATCGAATACTTTTCTTAGGAACTTTCTTGATCTTTTTATGTGACTTACCATCTTTACCTACAGTTTCTACTTTCCTACCTGATGGGTCTTTGATGTTCTTAGTCTCATAATATGGACGTTCAATCAAGCCTGATCTTTCGTGAATTAGAAAAGCTGTATTCTTATCATTAGTGTAAGCATCCCCTTCATCGCTAATGAATAAAACTCCGTCATCAATTTGCCAATCAATCTTATAAGCTCTGCTTATATCATCTAGAATTCGTCTAGGATTGCCTGACATTGGATAACCATCTACGACAGTTTTCTTGATGTTTTCTCCGTTGAAAATACTCTTAGATACTTCAGGAATTTCTTTAATTAGTTCTTGAATAACTTGTCTAACAGTTTTACCTGCTGGCACTAGTTTAGAAACAGTTTTAAAGTTTAGCTCTGTAAAATAGGCTTCAATATCAATTTCTGTGATTGTATCTGGACCTTGTTTCTTTGTACCAACAGAGAATGCTTGACCTGCAAACAATCTCTTTAAGCCTGTATCTTCATACCCTACACTTAGAACAACAGCTACATATGGTTGCTCTAGTAGAGCTTGATGGTCTTTTGATAAATTATAAATCTCAATATGAGCTTTATTTTTCTTATCTTTGTTACTGCTAGTTTTATTGGCTCTGAAAGTAATTTGAAGATTGGTAACTTCAAAAGCATTAGAAGCTGTCCCTACCACTAAAGAATATTGTCTATTTCTCTGATAAATAACAGCCATCTAATTTCCTATTCTGGTTCTCCATCATCATAGATGTAATAGAGTTTATTGTATTTTGATAATTCAAATGGATTGGATAATGTCTCATTCATGTCATAGCCAATATATTCTAGCCAAAACATTCCAGAGAGATTTTCTAAAGAATAAGATAAGAACATCGGGTAATAAGGGACAACTCTTTCACCAGCAACTAACATAGCACCTTCACCATCTCTTAATTCAGAAAACCATGCCTCAGCACGTTCATTATAATAGAGCCTTAAAGTGTAGTAGTTGCCTTCCAATGGCACTTCATATTCATAATCACTGTCCTCATAAAGAGGAAGAGGTACATATTGAAATGTCATTTAGATGTAACCTTCTTTAATTGTTCTAGCCTAGCGTTGTTATCAGAGATTTGTTGTGTTGGTGTCTTAAGAATCTTAGGTGCATCAGGTGTTGGTGGCCCTACTAATTCTTTATCGCCACTTACTTTTGACTTCTTAGCTGTAGTTGCTGTAGATTTCTTTAGAGCAGCAGAAACATCTTTAGGTAGTTCTACTTTTTCTAGGGTTACAAAATTAACAGATTCAAGAGCCATTGTGAAAAACATTCCATCACCAGTGTCAGCATCTTCATCAACTTGAAAGTTAGTGATTACTAAGTTTTCATATTGTTTCTCAAGCTTATCACCAGTTAATTCATAAAGAGTGATAACACTCATTTGATTCTTAAGTCTTTTAGCTGTTTGGTCATAAACCAATGCAGTCATAAGAGAATCTAGAATATTCCAAACTTGTGCTTTATAATCTGTTCTAGCAGATTCATCAGCAATAACTGTTGGTGTTGTTACACCTAAGAATTGAGTGATAGACGCAGGAAGAAAACTTAGTAGGTCTGAGCCTTGATCTGACACTGTAACAGCACTAGGCTGAGAGTTACCATTCAGAGGTGTTTGTCCATCAATATTCACTGATAAACTTACTCCAGATATATCAGCACCAGAGATAACACCCTTGATAGAGAATTTCCTATTGTCAGAAACAAAATGATCTGTAATTAATGCTCCAGCATCAATAGGATGGCTTGTAGTTTTACCAGTGAGGGTCTTTGAATAATCTGTAACAGCATCAAAATAAATAAACCCTGAAAGGGATGATGTGTCAGAAGTATTTCCGAATTTAATAGCTAATGACATTTCATCCTTTTATTGTGGGCCATTAGGAGCACGAGCCATTGCACCTCTTAAATCAGATGTATAAACTTGAATAGAAGGTCCAACAAGTTCAGCCATTGCTTGTGACACTGTTTGATCAGGACGAGCATTGATTGTAGGGTTTTGAATAACTACGCTAATGTTTTGATTATTAGTGTTTGTTGTGTTTGCTACAGCAGAAGCAGGGGTATTTGCATACGGTGTAGGTGCTGCTCCAGTTGTATTTCTATAATCAGCCAAAGGCAATGGATTATTTGCAGACATTCCACTAACATCAGGAGGTCCAACCATTTCAGGCGAAGACTTGAAGCCTAAGACAGCACCAGCGGCTTTGTTACGTTCAATACCTGTAGCTATTGCAAGTTTCCACTCACCAGAGAGTAATTGAGCCAATTGTGTAGCTGTAAGAACAGCAACTTTAATAATATTTGTGATATCTTCTAGTTGTGCTTTTGTAGAAGCTAATGTAGCATCACCCATTGACATATTTGTTAATGCCATTGTGAAGTCTGTAACACCTTTAATAATATCTTGAATGTTCTTATTAGTTTCAGGACCAAACATTGTTAGGAATATGTTATCTCCAACAGCATTTCCAGTTATCCAACTTCCCATTTGCTCTAGGGTTAGCAGAGTGTTACTAGCATATAATGAAGCTATTTCAAAATATCTACCAAAATCGTCAGCATTAGCAGAAGCACGTTCTGTCATTGAGGCAACAGTCCTCCAAATGGTTGCCCATCCAGAGTCTCCACCACCCTTAGCAAACTTTTCAGTGAATGCAAATCTGGCATTATCTGCTCTATTTTGTTCTGCTGAAGAAGTCCTTGATGCGGCTTCAATATAAGGGCTTGATTTCTCCATCAAAGTTTGTGCTACCATTGGTAGAATGGTAGAAGATTTAACCTTACCACCTTCCATAGCTTTTAGTAAAGCCGCATAAGCTTCAGCACCAACTAATTTACCACCTGTTTGCTTTTGATAAGCAGCAGCAAAAATTTGCGGTAATTCTCCGAAGCCTTGAGCTTCAGCTAATTGACCCTTCAACTCTTCACTCATGATCTGGCCTTTACCAGCCATTTGTTGAATTGAAACTAATGCTCTTTGCATTGACTCTTTACTAGCACCACGTACAGTACCAAATTGAGAGAATGCTTGAAACACTTGTTGAGAAGGCTCATACCCCATAGTTGGCATAGAAGCTGCCATGAACCCCTGATAAGATGGCAAAGCATCTTGCAGGTTAATACCTGTCCTATCAGCATGATTACGAATCCAATTATTTGAATTATTGTAAACATTTCTAGTTCTACCATCGGGCATTGTAGCTTCAGAGAAAATACCTCTTGAAGCCATATCAGACAATGTAACTTGCTGCGTAGCAGTATTTAAAGCTGACAGTCCATAAGCACCAGCTACAAAAGGTAGAGCCCCTAGACCAAATCTAGAGAGTCTTGCTAATGTACCATGTTGAGCATCATATAATGCAGAGCCTGAGCGAGAGTTTCCACTAGCCCTGCTACCTACCCCTTGCCTCGCTGCTGGAGCCGCTCCTTGACCCCTTACAGGGGCTACAACGGGTCTTACACGAGGGCTTATGATCATTCCATTCAGAGCATTCTGCACTTGTTGCCTCATCATCTGTAAAGATTGCTGAGACAATGTGGCATTTAATCTAATTCTAGAAGTACCACCTCTGGTTGCCAAACTATTACTAATTTGTGCAGCTAATGCTCTAGAATCAATTTGAAACCTTCTAAGAGGGACAACAACATTCCGTGTGGCTAGAGTTATTTGACGCTGAATAGTTAAAGCTGCTGCTACAACATTTACGCTAGGCTTTATGTCTATTGTTAACTTGCCTGTAGCTGTTTGAAACTTTAATAATCTACGTTGTAAAGAATCAAAATATTTATCAACCCTTGCAAAGTCAGCCTTATTAACATCTACACCGACTTTGGCGAAGTATGAACTAACCATTGTCATCTATATTGACTCCTTTGGTGTTACACACCTTTATTTTGTTTCTTCTGTGCTTCAGCCTGTGCTTGTTCAGCTTTTCTGCGAGTCTTGGAGGCTGCATCCTCATCTATAGTTGCTTTGGCATCAGCATACTCAAGAAACTGAATAAACCTTTTATACGAGTAAGTGTGATGTAAATCATCTAATGTCTTCAAAGGATCACTTGTTGCAAAGCAAACCCTTAACACCCTATAATCTCCTGAAAAGTTCTCAATTAGTTTTTTCATTTCAGGAGAGTATTGCGATTCCGTCTCAGGGCTTAGCTTTCTGACGTATCGCTTTGTTCGTTTGGGGAGTCTTCGGCCTCTTCTTTACCAAAGTTAAATTCTAGAATCTTCTGAACAACTTCCATGAGCATCTTATATTTTCTAGAAAACACTTGATCAAATTTCTTATCATCAATAGCCACACTGTCAACAGAGGTGCTTTTAACGATAATATCTTTCATCAATTCTGGAGTAAGACCATCCATGATACGTTCTTGAATGCTTAGTCCAAACATTGTAGGATAAGCTGTTACAGTGAACTTCTTTCCTTCAATCTCGAAAGTCTCTTGTTCAGGTAGGTAAACTTTTGTAGCCATTATAAATCCTCGGAAATTTTAATTTATTAAATAATTTAGAGCAGAATCAAACAATGAAGTGGATGGTCGTTTACTTGTCATACCTGTTTGTGCAGATGATTGACAATAAATAGTCCATGTATATTCTTCAATTGTGTTACTATATTTTTGCTCAGGATAACCAACAACATAAGCTTCAGAGCTTGAGAAAGATAATCCACCATTTCTATCAAGAATGGAAATCTCTAATCTCGCACCTCCAGCAGAAATCAAATCAGCAGCAAGCACCTGTGATAAGATATCGTGAACTAGGGAAGTTTGAGCACAAACAAGAGTTATTGTTGCGGCTGTATTGCGATGTAGTACCCGTGTATTTTTACCACGGATACCACGAATAGGGCGAGAAAGGCTTACTTCTCTTTTAAGAGATATGCTTTCCCAATTGTCTAGGTTATATCCACCAAAACTTAAGATAACATCACTAGGACTAAATGTAGGGTTATCCATTACTAATAGTCCTTTGTAATCCTGGGATAGAGCCAATAGCTGCATTAGCTAAATCTTCAATCAATGAAGAGGCATCATCATTTCCACCAATGTTATACGTAGCTTGTGTGCAGAAGATTGACCATGTACGGGATGTAATTTCATTTGATAAAGTCACATCAGGGATACCATCAATCCAGCAAGTTGTAGCTGCAAATAATGTAGAACCTGATAAGTCTTTAATCAGAATAGGAAATTTAGCCCGCTGAGTAATTTCATCTGCCAACCAAAGTTTAGTTAAAATATCATTACTAGTAGAATAACTAGCTAATGTAAGATCAACTGTATAATTTTGATTATTGTTATACAAACGACTAACAACACCATCTGAAGATGTTCTACTTACAAAAGGTTGAACATTCTTTTTAATAGAAATGAAAGTACCATTTACATAACCGTCCACTGGAATAACTCCAGCTAGTAGCACTAAAACCTCTTCAGGGGAAAAAGTGTGCAGAGTTGCCATATCTATTCCCCTTTAAGAATTAAGTAGTAGTCCAGCGTGATTCGACTTCAATACCTAGAGCTTGAAGATCAACCACTGTATCAGGAGTAATTTTTGCATTACCACCGATGAACTGTTCTAGACCAATCGCGTGGATTACCCAATCGCGTTGTAGAATCTCAGCACCGAATGTAGAATCTGGTTGTGTTCCAATAAACGCTTGATTGGCGTGATATAAAGAACGTCCGTTCAAGTCTTTGATAAAGATTGCAAAGATACCATTGCCAGAGGCAGGGTCTTGAGCATCGATATCCATTAAGGCTGTGAATACATCATTACTCTCACCTGTTTGGTGTAGACTTAGTGTAATGTTAGCTGATTTGTTTTTACGAACTACACGGGCAGAAGTATTATCTGAACCTGTATATAGAGTTGCGAAAGGAACATTACGGTTAATTGTAATGAAAGTACCTTCCATCATTCCTGAAACTTGGTGCGTAACTCCTGCTTCTGTCGTAATCGTTACGATTACATCTTCAGGAGAGTAGCTACCTAATAGAGCGCCTGTTGCCATTATTATTCTTTCTTAATATTAAACTGTAACAGTACCACGTACAATTACCTTGTGAACAGCGCCAGCTAGACGAGCAGTGAATGTGAAATTACCTGCAATACGTTGAGCACGTTGAGTTTCCGGAATATCTAGTGGATTAGGAACAACAACAGTGAATGGAGTGTCATCAGCAATACCCCCATTGGTAACACCAAGGGTTAGTACACTACGAATCTCATTCTCAATGATAGCGAAGCCTTTCTTGGTGAAAGGAATTTTCTTTTTATTGATAAGACGGAAAAAGATTCCTTCTTGAATTCGAGCACGTAGCCAATCAACGAAAACCATTTCATCAATCCATGTACCGTTAGCCATAGCGCCAGTCATGAAGATGTTTACACCACCGATATCAGTGAAGTAGTTTACATTCTTACCTTCTAGGAAAGTGATTTGTCCACTTGTTAGATTACCTTGAGTAACACCAGCAGCCTGTTTAAATGCCCATGTGTTTGATCCTGGCACTTCTGCTAGTTGACTACCAATCCAAGCAGCTTCAGGATAATCAGCATTCGCTGTGGCTGAATAAACTACGAATGTACGATCATAACTTAGAGCCTCTAGTTGACTACCAATGTCTGTAGTCCCTGAAGTTGGAGTTACTACATCATTAGTTGATGTACCATAAATCTTGTAGTTTGCTTGGATATAAGCAGCAAGAGCTAGTACGTCAGCAGCAGTATGTGATTCTGAAACTAGTGCATACCATGTGTCATCAACACCACGAATTGTAGCTAAAGCAGCAACTAGTGTTTCTGTTGATAGACGAATACCAACTTTAATTTCTGTTGGTTTAAGTGTTTGACCGAACAGTTTACCAGCGATGATATAAGCACTTGAAGAAGTACCAAACTCTTCACCTACTGAATCTAGGTCAGTGAATGTTAGAACACGGTCAGTAACATCAGCATCTACAGCAGCTGTTACAAGAATGAGTGGAATACTGAAACTTGCCGTGTTAATCTGTGTGGTTTCACGTGAGATTTGTACATCGACAATTCTATTTACCTTAGACATTAATAGTCCTTTATTTTAATTTGAAATAGGAAATTAGACACATTTTACAATGGTCCATATTGAACATCATTAAGGACGATGTACTCAACCCAATTAACTTCTTGGCTACTCGTGCATGAATAACGATACCTCACGTCAATTGTTGTGTTATCCACCCATACAGTGTCTCGTTTAATAGAGATGGGTTTTACTGAAGTCATTCCAACTACAGCTAGATTATTTTCATAGAATTGATCAATTACAACTCTATTGTTTTTAAATTCGTGCTGCCATTGTGCAGCCATGATAGGAGATGATTCACCAACAAATGTATATTGAACAATAAGTTCATGTGTTGTTGTATAATGAATCTGTTGATTCTCTTCTACGCCCTCAACCACTTCGCTAGTTAAAGTTGATTCATTAGCCTTACCAATCTGGCGAATATCAATAATGTACATTGCACAATAATCTTTCTTAGGCTCTGGTCCATTACCATATTGCCAAATAAGTTGATTAGTTGTGAAGCCCATCTTATTTAGAAAGGCTCTTGAAGCATTGTAAATATTATCTTGTAAATCTTTATAGATACTCATTTAAATTCCTGTTGTTCTTTTAGAACGAGATATCCTATAACGAATTGTATTAAGCATTGTCTTTGTCTCAATCAATGGATCATTAAACCCTTTAAGAGATATTGTCAAAGGACTGTTGGCAGGAGTTTTATAAGTAACTATTCTTTCTTTAACTAACTTGACAAGTTCATCACCCATCTTTTTATATAAAGAGTTCCATGTCATTCTCCCTAAAGCAACTTGTTGAACCATAGGAATAATGTGGAGTTTTGTAGCTATTTCTGTAGTAGAATAAGCTTCCCAAAACGTTCTAAAGAATGGTCTTGGCGGGTGATACCCTTTGTAGCGTCCGCTTGTGATGTACCCATACTCATTGAGTAGAGCAATCCAAGCAACAGGTGTACCATTGTCGTAACGTGCTTCTTGGAACCAGCCCACATCTACAGAGCCTGTGTTACGTAACATCCTCTTCTTGATCTGTTCCCATACTTTCGTATTTGATTTAACAGACACTTTAATAGTTGTAGCCATTAAACAGGATATCCTCTAGAGGGCATTGTTACGTTAATAACCTCTTCTAATATAGGCTCACCTTCAATAAATTCCCTAGCTGGCGTACCACCGGGTAAAATATCAGAAGGGTAACTATCTTCTAGTGTTGTCTCAATCCGGGCACATAAAGCTTTATAGTGGTCCAACACAGACATAGAATAATTATGCACTCTCATTACTTGGTACTTATAACCTTCCCAAATAACAGTGTCACCTCTGTATCCTGAGTCACCTTGTTCCAAGCCTCTAAGCTGTGAGGCTGTGTAAATTTTCAGCCATTGCCTAGAACGTTCGGACTCCTTAAGCTGTAATTCATCTTTGTAGTTGAATGGTTGTACATTAGCTTCAATTTGAAATAAGTCCTCACCACCATCAACCCAATGACCATCCATGTATCCACCTGGGAGTCTTCTAGAACAGTTTACAGTTTTGTGCTGAGTTAATAGAAATAGTGGAATAGAAGCCATTGGGTCACCTTATTAACAACAATTTGTAGTTGCACATGGGCTGCAAAGGTTATCACCATCACAGACATAAATTTCTAGAAGATTATTAGGAATCCTATCAGGATTACGAGCATATTCGCACATCTCAGCACGACTCATTCCAGCAGCCCAAGGCATTAATCCATCTGGAATATTTACAGAATTGTTACCAAGGAACAGTTTTAAAGCTGCAAGGTAATTAGTTCCATAAGAATTCCATACTTCAATATCACCTGTGCGCTCACGGGTGTTGTAAGTTCCAACAATCATTGAGGCTGAAATAGCTGCCCAACGGGCTGAACGTAATACGTCACCAGCGCCTAATACTAGAAACTCTTCATATTGCTCATCTGTAAAAAGAGGATAAAAAGGAGATGAAGGGATATCACCAATAAGCAACCTTATTAAACTGATTTTTGCTGCATCATCCATAATTTACCTTAATGCGTATACGCGACATGTGATTGTATAAGTTGCTCCTATAGCCAAAGCTGGAGTATTTACAGTAACAACTATGTTTCCTGCTGATGGAGCAGTTGCACCTTGAATAGCAAAACCTGTTGGTAGTCCATCTGGATTCGTAGCTGTAGGGATGGGCACAATAATTAAATCATCGTTTGCTAGTATCCCTGTAAGTGTTCTAGAAACTTTTCTATTTCCTGCACCTAAGACAACTAATATACTTTCATTAACAATCACAGTACCAACAAAAGTTCTACCAGCAGGCCCTATTGAGCCAGTTAGTCCAGTATCTCCCTTGATTCCTTGTGGTCCAGTGACACCAATTAAGCCTTGAATACCTTGTAAACCCCTAGGCCCTTCTGCACCAGTTATACCTATTGGTCCTTGAATACCTGGGAATCCTTGCAGTCCTTGTGGACCTGAAGCCCCCATATCTCCCTTCAAACCCTGTATTCCTATCTCGCCAGGAATACCTTGTTGTCCTGTAGCTCCAGTAATTCCTTGGGGACCTGTATCACCTTTAAAGCCTTGCAATCCTTGAATTCCTGTAGGCCCTATTGGTCCTTCTACTCCCTGTTCACCCTGGATACCTATTTCACCTTGTATTCCCTGTAATCCCTGCTCACCTGTGAGTCCTGTAATACCTTGCGGGCCAGGAGGTCCAACATCTCCTTGAGGACCAACTAATCCAATCTCTCCTTGGGCACCCTGAGGACCGGGAATGCCGGGCTCTCCTTTACTGCCAATTGATCCAAAATCTCCCTTATCCCCTTTAATGCCCTGAATACCTTGATCACCCTTCTCTCCAACATTGACAGGGTTTTGTGTCAACCATTCAGATACAGTAGTTTGTATTTTAGTATTTAGAATGTCTGTAGATGTTTGATTTTGAATATTTGTTATTGACTGTTTTACAGGGGACAATTTAGAGTCAATCATTTCAGTTATAGTAACCCAAAACTGAGAATTGTCTTTAAATAGATCGTTAATTATCTTGGTTAATCCATAATTTCCAATAGAAAAAGGAAATTTCATTTAACCGCCACCTATTAAGCTGTGGCTGCTAGATGACCAGCATTAATTAATGAAGTGCGTAGAGCGTTATAAGCGTTAGCAGCGGCTGTAAGATCAGCGAAAGGTACCGGTGCAGCAGCAACAAAGGCAGCTTTCTTTACAGTACCATTGACTGTAAGTGTAGCAGCAGATACTAGAGTGCCAGCAGCTAGAAGTTCATTAAGTTCTTCAACTGTGCCAAAGTGCCCAATATTATATGATAATGCCATATTAATCCTTAAATTATGTTATAAACAAAAATGGGGAAGGAGATTGTTACACCTCGTTTCCCCACTATTTATTTTAGTCTAGGTATAGACGCACAATTGCTTGTGGGTATAGGCAAGCGTTTAAGAAGTTTTGTTCTGTCATGATTTCGATGATGTCATCTTTTTCATTGGCATATTCAAACCAGTAGCTACCTTGTGCTTGACGGTTGATAGTTGCAAACTTATTAGCAGGAGCATAATAAGTTTTGAACATATCACGAACACCTAGAGGCATTAGATATGCATCACCTTCAGGGATATAAGGAACAAAAGTTCCAGTACCTGGGGCATCATAGCCACCCATACCAACGTCGATGAAGGTAATACCCCATAGAGTAACTTCACGGAAACGTGCATCACCAAAGTTTGCATCAGGACGAGCAGTTAGGAGAGGTACGCTGATCGGTTGTTGGAAATACTTAACAGCATCAGTTACATACGCATTTGTATATAGAGCGTCAAAGAATGTGCTTGAGCATAGAGCTACGAAGCCACGTAGAGCACCAGCTTGACCATTACGGATACCGGCAACAGAAGCACGACGAGCAGCCTCTAGAGGTCCACGAGGGTCTGTAGCACCAGTAAAATCAAATGGTAGTTCTGTACGTGTAACGCCAAACTCTGTATAGAAGTTAACTGTTGGGCCGTAGCTTGTACGTAGAGTTCCAGTAGGAGCATATACAGTACCAGTGGTGATAAGCTGCATACGGGCATTCTCTAGAGTTAGACCATGCGCTAGGCGTAGGTCAATCATCTTGTCAGCACGAACGTTAGCAACTGTCTCTAGCTCAAGGGCTTCAGCAATGCTATCCACTTGCACAGTACCATCGATATCATTTGGTGTGATAGCGTCATCTAGCGGGAAGTGAGGAATTTTTAGTAAGAGGCTATCGCGTTCACGACCAGCAATAGTGCTGTTACGTTCATCCCAATTACGGTCAACAGCAATGTGATTGCCTTTTGTAGTACGAACAACTTCAATGCGTTTCTGTGAGCTATAAACATCTTGGAAGAGGTTTAGAGCAGGCATAACACCTACGTTGTTAGGAATGTCTACAAGTTCGGTTGTACGGTCAACTACTTTATCGCCAGAGGCTGAATCACGGTTAATAACTAATGGCATATTTATCTTTCAATTTATTGTTATATGGAATATTCTATTAAGACTAATCTTTATAGTGTTTTTTCCATGATGATGCCTTGAGCCTTTAGTGCTTGGCGTAGAGTTTCAAACTGTGGAGCAGTTAGAGCAGCATGACGTTGTTTAACGAAGTACTCTTTAATTTGTAGAGGACCACGCACAAAACCAACAGCGTTGAATTCATTAGCAACGATGGCGTTAGGAACGAATGAAGGGTTGAATGAATACTGATCACCGTAGATGACAGCAAATTCATTGGTAGCTACAATTGAAGCAGCAGCAGTTAGAACAGCATAAGGAGCAGCAGGGTCTAGACTCTTAGCACGGAAAACAACTGTACCAATTAGTACAGGTGCTGAAGCAGCAGGAGGTGTTACGTTAACAGACTCACGAGCATAACCAACACATGGATCATGTTCGTGGAATACTAGGTCTGAGAAACGATCATCATAAGGACGTGAAACGAATGGCATAATTTACCTTTAATTTGAGTTGTTGTTTTTAGAAAATTACTGGCTTACTTTGCCAAGTTTTTGTTCAAGTGCTTTAGAAGTTGTTGATTTACTTTCAACTTTTTTAGTTGTATCAACAACAGCACCTTCGCCACCAAGTTCTTGCATTAGTTCTGAAGCTTTGTTAACTTCAGCTTGTGCTTTGTAGCTTGCTAGGACAGTATCAAAAGCAGTGTCATCTAGGCCAGATAGAGCAGTAGCAGTAGCTTCCACTTTATCAGCCGCTAGGACAGCAGCCAAGGATTGTTTACGGGCTGATGCTTTAGCATCTAGTTGTGCAGCTTCTAGAGAGGCAACTTGTGAGAGTGCTTCAGTTAGAGCTAGTTCTTTTTCAGTTAGAGTAGTTTGGGCGAGAGCTAGAGCAGAAGCAGAATTAACAAGTTCAGCGTTTACGCCTTCTAGTTGTCCTGTAAGTGCTTGTAGCTGAGATTGCAGTTCTGCAATTTGGGTCATGTCAAGATTTTCCTCTTGTTTATCTAGTTTAAATTTAGGTGTTCGTTTATTGAACATCTGTTCTCCTTGAGATTGGGCTGAAGTGACTAAGTAATCGTGTAGTTCCTCTAAAGTCATCACACTTTCAGCTAGTCCAAGTTGCATTGCCTTCTCAGGGAGAAAGGTTTTAGCTTCAGTGGCCCTAACTGCGTCTGCTGACAATCCACGCATTTGCGCAACATGATCAACAAACTCTCCATACATAACATCCACTTTTTCTTGAATGTCAGCTATGAATTCTTTTCTGAAAGAACCATCTTCAGCATATGGAATCTTTTCTCCACCAGCTTTAACAAATGTTCTTTCATATCCGTTCATCTCTAATGCTTTAGAATCATTAAATAGACGAACTAAAACACCAATTGATCCTACCTCAGATGATGGGGCCATAATCAATTCATCAGCAATGGAGCCTAGTGCGTAAGCAGCAGAAGCGGCCATACCGTCTACATATGTAATAATCTTTACACTATTTTCATCTGCAAGGTCACGCATATATTGTGCTGTAGGGAAGCATTGGAATGCCTCACCTCCACCACTGTCTATTGCTAATACAATAGTTTTTACACCAGCATCAACCATATCAATAAAGTCTGATTTAATGGTCTGGTAATTTGCCCCACCACAATCAAACCCCATAATGGTTACAGGCTTATATGTAAGTGGGCCTTCAATATGGATAAATCCTGTCTTTAGATCAGCATCATAATTTTGATTATCTTCATCGTCTTGTGATGGAGGAACAAAATCATCATCTTCAATAAGCAAAGGCTTTGGAACAAAACCACCTAGACTTCTTGTGTTAAGATACTCTAGAATTGTTTCAAATGATGTTGTATTGATTAGGTGGGGAGTGTTATATAGTTTATTCTTTAATCGAACTAACTCATGAGACATGAAGCCTCCTTATATTTTAATTTAGCTATCATGCTGCGTTGTCGCTGTTGGTTGCAGAGTTATTGCCTGTAGAATTTCCAGTGCCTGAGGGAAGACCAGAGGCCATACCCTCAGCAGCGCCAGTTTCTAAGGGAGTAAGAATTTTACTTAATTCTTCTACAGACATATTTTCATCAACACGATATGGAATATCTGCTTGAGCTAGTAACCAGTTAATTACATGAGCATCTTTTGGTAACATCCCCACTGCTGCAACACGTTGTACAAACTTACCAACTTCATCTAGACTTACGCTACCAATTTTTCCATATGTGAAATAAGGAAGAACTTCGGTAGACCATCCATTTAAAGCGAATAGTTGTGGAATCAGATCGTGGTTTAATTGAGCTTTGATTTCATTTAATCTTGATTCAATAGCCATTTCAATAACAGAAAGTTTAGACTCAGCTAAGCTGAATGAGCCACCCCCATTACTACCTAATGCTAAGAAATCAGCGAATAATGAGGAAAGAATCTCTGATGTATAACGTTTAATAATTGCATCTGTATCATAAGACTTTTGGCCTGTGATAGACTTGATATCAAACTCAAACATCTTATTACCTTGATCATCAACGATCAAAGGTAGAATTAATCCAGATTGTTTGGCAACTTGAATGTTTGCCATAATCTTTTTATACTCTGCGTAAACTGCCTTATTTTCTTCTGAAGCGTCAGGTGCAAGGTATTGTGGAGGAAGGTATAAGACTTTAAATCCATTAGCATCTTGTGAGACACCAATAGCTTCAGCTTCTTGAAAAGCCTGCTTGTAGCGCCACGCTTGCCATGCTCCAACTAAAGGAGATTTACCATAAGGAGAATCTTTTTCTGGAGAGTTTCTAAAGTGTAAATATTTTTTACGTGGGATAAACTTTAATGTTGAACCATTATCCTCTGTACCTGTTGATTGAACAAAATCCCATCCATTGAAAGTCTCACTATTAATGATGTTAACTTTCTGCCAGAACCCTGCAATCTCACGGCCTTTACTACTCCATTTCCAAGAATCAATACTATCTTGAGAGCGTAGAGGTAATTTCTTTAGTCCAATCAATCCATCATCGAATCTTGAACCATCGGCTTTACGACGATAACGAAAGACTTTCTCACAAACTGAGAATCCATATTTATTAAAGCTTGAAGCTTGTTTGATAAAGTCTTGGAATGTGTGATCCATATCAGATACACACTGTTCAATGAATATAGCTTTATCTTTTAATTCTTCTTCATATCCTTTTGGAACTTTTACAGACCAATCAGCACGAGATATTAACATTTCAACTAATTCTAAGGCAGGAGCAATAGCCCCATCTTTAGACATTTTCTTGAATGTTTCAACTGCTTGAGGATACCTCAATTCGTGTTGACACTCTTCAAACACATCTCCACCAAGAACAATTAGACCGTTGTAACCTGTTTCTCCAAGAGAGATAGATGGTATTGGATTTGTTCCAGGCTGGAGATTTGAAATTTCTGTTTGATCACTTTTAAGTGAATCTTCCATTTCTCTCCTTAGTTATTTAATCCAACGAGTGGATTTGATCTTGATAAATTTGCTGATTGAATACCAGATAGAATATTAGGTATTTGAATTTTCTGAGCTAGTGTGATAAAAGCGTCTGATGTGGCATCAACTTGATCGTCCTTAATGTTACGTGTTGCATCAAAGGCTACTAACTCAGACGTATAATCATCATTCCAAGGACCTCGTACCATTCTCACCATACCTGCTTCTGATGCAGCCACGAAGGGTTGAAAACGTATAAGCTTAGATTTATTAGATGGTCGCATACGAGCATAAAACCCTTCGGAAATTAACTCACGAATCATCATTTGCCCTGCTGCTTTACCTGCTTGCCCTGGCTCTTGTGGTAATATAATTTTTGTACCTTCAGGATCGATAGAGGCAGTAGAAATAATGTTCTTCATTACTTCGCCAAATCTTGCTCTGAATCTTACTACATCGAGAATTAGATAAATACCTTCTCGGCTTTTTCCAATAAGTACCCCGGCTGTCCAGTCTGGATTAGGCATTGCTTCTGAGGGTAGTGAACCTGCGATATCCCATGCCCTGCAATATGAAACAATATCATAATCAGATTCTTTTACTGGTTCTCCTAACCATTCACTTTTCCAGAACCCTGCTGCGTCTTCGCGTATATCCCAATTACCATATAAATCCCGCTCTTGCTTTACTCGTTTTAATCCAAGTAAGTTGGCAAGGTAGTTTGGATTTGTTTTAATAAGTATAGGGTTGTCATAAATGGTTGCAGATATAAACTGCAATGACAAAGGACGTATATACTGGAATTCACTATCTTCAGGAAGAATATTTCCATCAGAATCTCTAGAAGCATACTGCTCTAGTAATTCTTGCTTGGTGTCAGCCCATATCATCTCGTTATTTAGACGAATGAACCAACGAATCTTTCCATCTCTGTCTGGATTGGCACGACCTGCGTTTGTGGCACCTTTAGGGATAATCCACCAATCAATCCATTTACGTAAATAAGAATCTGGATTCGGGTTACACGTTAGGAAAAGATTTGGAATCATCTTAGCTTTAGACCTAAGACGTGAAAGTACAACTAAAGTATTTTCTTCGCTCAGTTGTGTGGCCTCGTCGATCATGGCCGCAGAGATTTGTAAACCACGGTACTTCTCAGCGTCATCGTCTGTTTCAAGATGGGACATGGCAATCTCAGCCCCCGAAGGGAACTCAAACTTCATATCTTTCTTGTTAATCTTTACTCTAGGCTCAAATGCTCTGTAAAGAGTCTTAGCTTCATCAAACAAACCACCAGATTTAGCTAATGTTGTTTGGTTTTTACGGATAATGAATCCACGATAATTAGGATCATCTACCCATCTCAGATGGCGTAACAAGCCACAATAGGACTTGCCACCACCCATTGCCGTATCTGTTATGAAGTTCGCTAAACCTCTCTCAAGTTTCCCTGAGTGTCGGACCATCTCTTAATGTATTTAAACATTCTCTCTGTTTCAGATTCGCTTGAATCTTACGCCTTGCGGCTGGCCTCTACGCACTGTCTTTAAACATTGGCACGGGATTGCCTACAGCAATATCTGTTTAGGTTTCCCCGTTTAAAAGAGTTTTGAATGGAGGCACAAGTTTACCACCATATACAATAATATTAGCGTCACTAGAGAGAAACCATTGCTGTTTTTCGCTGCTAGGACCGAAGTGCTGTTCACTCATTGCTTATTCCAACCATAGTAGACTAGCTCTGCTTTTTCTCTTGCTTTGATAGCATCCTCCAGATATTCAAACATTCCTAGTCGGATATGTTGTCCGTCTACATGTATTTCAGCAGACCATTTATTATTCTGTTTGTAGAAACTAACACCAGATTTACCAGAACTATTATTTGGGTCTAAACCTTTATTATAGCCTTGGATACTATTTGTTGCCCAACGGCAATTTTCTTTGAAATAGTTATTATCATTGTGAATACGATCAATAGAAAGATTATCAGGAGCTTCTCCCATATCCTTATAGAAGTTCTCAAAAGACCCTCCTAACTTCGGATTCCACTCTTTACAAACTCGAATTCCTTTCCCTGCATGGTAAGGAAACTCTTCTTCTCTTCCAACAGAACACCTACGAACCATACCTTCCCAAATCTGGTAAGTTCGTGTACTAGACATACCATGAGTTATTCGACTTGCAATACCTACACAACCACAAGATGTGGTGTTACCAGAGATTAAGTTATTCTTCTGCACTAAGGTTAGTTCAGGATTTCCGCATTCACATCTACAGAAAACCCTCGGAGATTGTGTTGTCGGATGGGGTGGTCCATTTGAAACTATAGTTAGTTTAGAAAATTGTTTACCAGGGAGGTATTTTTCACTACGCATACCACATCCACAATTTGACTTTTTCTTAGATGTTAGAATTCTATGATCATAAATAACTTCTTCACCACATGCACAACGGACTCTCCATTTTGCTGTGTAAGCTGTATCATTTTCTGCTTCTTGCTCTCTAGCAATTATTTCTAGAAAACCTAATTTAGTTCCCACTAAATCTTTTAGTTTATACTTACGCATTCATACCTCGCTATATTTAATTGGTGTAGACTATCACACTGAGCGAGCAATGTGAAGGATGGCCGTCCGTTCATCTACGTTATTTATTACTCTGTAGCGTCAGCTACATCTTCTGTTACAACATCAGATTGTAACACAGTTTCTACTTTATTCTTAACTGGCTTAACAACTTTTTCTACAACAGAAAATTTAGCTAAATACTGTGTATTTCCATCATGTCTATTACGAGAATTACAACCATTAGCTTTCATAAGCTTACGCCATTTTTCAATAGGCAAGGCATCTAACTCTTCTTCTGTGCTATAACTCTGTTCAAGAACAGTGAATGTCACACCAGACCTACTAACCATCTCTTGATCTGTTTCAAGAAACATAATAGCTGAATGAGGGAATGATGTACGTAATTGATTCATATCGACCTCACCACCTAGCTTAGCCACTTCCACTACATTACTTAACCACTTGTGGCCTAAACTGTCTGTGCCTTGAACAGACACTCTATATTTAATACTACTCATTACAATCCTTTTCTACAAAATAAAAGAGGGTGTAGTTTTTACTACCCCTCTAATATTGATTTATTCGTGCTGAGCCTGCCACACTATCCATGCATCTCAACTCCCTAGCCATAATCGCTAGTCTCTCCACATTATATTAAATCTTATTTACAATATTAAGAGAAAACTTAGGTTTTTCAACCACAGGTTCTTTCTCTTCATCCTCATCATTGAGGGATTCTTTAAACTGTTCTTCAGCTAAACAAGCTTTCTGGACTGTTACAACACTTGTTACAAGCCACTTAGAGGATGCTAGTTGCTCTTTATCTACTTCTTTTCCATTAACACTGTCTTCAATGTTTTGGATAGCTTTCTCTTCAAACGACTTTAGTTTCTTTAAAGTTTTACGTAATGAAGAAGCTTTAGATTTGTTACCACTCCCAGGTGGTCTACCAGCCCCAGGTAAAGCAGGGGCACCTTTTACTAAATTAGGATTTGCCATGATATATTCTTTTCTTTATTTGGTGCCGACTGTAAGATTTGAACTTACGGTGTTTATATTCCTGCTTACAAAACAGGTGCAATCGGCCTCTATGCGAAGTCGGTATTATTAGGGCACAGAGCAACTATCACATAGAAAGGAGGAAAGCTGTGTAATTGTTGTGCGTGTTAACTCTGTTCGACATTGCCAGCTTCAATTGCTGCATGTGGGTCACAGATGCTTGGTTGCGAATGATGGGATTTGAACCCATGACATGAGGCGTATGAGACCCCTGTTCTACCGGACTGAACTACACCGCTATATTTATCCTGCTTACAATTACAGGGCTTACATTTCGCTTAAGCTGCTTGATGCGGACACCTGAGAATTTCTTATCTCGCCGAGGGTCTATCGGTCACTAAGGTAGGTGATCTTTAATTATTTGGTGGATGATCTTGGTAACGATCCAACCGAGTTACAGCCGGTTCCGCCTCCTTAACGGTATACTCATCCTTATTTGGAGCAGGTAGTCGGTACCGAGCCGATCTATTTAAGCTTGGAAGGCTAATGTGTATCCATAAACACCTTACCTGCATTAATTCGACACACTGTAATAAAACAATGTGAGCCTCAAGGGAACAATATATGTAACGATCTTGAGTGCATTCTTTATTTCCGAAGTAACTATTTACTTACATAAGAGTATTGTATCACAAGAATTATCTAAATATATACTAAACTAGAGGATACATATAAATATTTATGATCTATTCTTAATATTTTCATTATAACAGTGTGGACAACCACCACCATTCCAATGATTATCAGGTCTTTGCATAAAAACACCATGTTTGTAACAAACAATACTCACTTTATTTGCTATACCTTTGTAAACAACTTGTGAATAATCATATAAGTTTCCATGAGCAGTATTAAATCTTTCAAGCACAAGGGCTTGTGTTAGTTTAATTTTAGAATAACACTCTTTAGACTCTCTTAAACATCCGCATGATTTAGTTTTACCAGTTTTAAGATTCTGTGCTAGTACAACTTTAGTATTACTACAATCACATTGACATAAATATTTATATACGTGTTTATCTGATTCTATTCTGTTTAGGACAAGTAGTTTAGTGAATCTCTGTCCTGTTAAATCAGTATATTTCTTTCTCTCTGGTTTTGGTATAACTATTTCTTCTGGCCTACCTAGCCACCATTCAAAGACACTTGGCATTATTGACTCCTTATCTTATTAATACTTATTCATTATATTAGTTACCTATAATTTCCCTTGGTGGGTTTTTAAGATACAGTTTACCCTAGACTCTGCAAACACATAATTTAAATGTGAAATACAGAATCTAAGACTATAATCAAAACCAACCAAGGATATTTCCCCCGGAGCCGTCTTTGTCTAGCTTTAGGCTAGATGTATGCAGATTGATCAAGCATACAGATACAGTTCAGTGACTCAAAAGAATCCATTAGAATCCTTCCCTACGTGTTCAGGCTCACTGAAAAAGAAAGAAGCATCATTGATCTTAGCTTCCAACCTCTTACTTAACCCTTTGCCGTCTCCACGACGTGTACGGCTTTTAAAATCATGCCCACTGTCTACACCTTGTTTTAAAGAAGATACTTACCGCAACACAATCCGAGAAACTTTCCAATTTCATGGTACAATGTGTGTATTCCATGTTAGAGATGCAGTTTCCGCATTTATGTTGTTATTGTAACATAAAACACTATTTTGTCAATTAGGATTTACCCTTACTTTCTGAATAATTTACACTACTTTACAAATCTTTACATAGTGTAGTGAAAATACAACACATAAGACTTCACACTTGATCTACAATCACACATCACAAATTTGAAAGGAAACAAAATGAGCAAAGTAACATACTTCAGTAAAGATCAATATGAACTTTGGAGAGAAATCGCCTATCATGTAGGATGGGTTCATGTACATGATGATCTTTTGGTATGTGATGTAGATGATGTATGTGTTGGTGAATGGGACGACAATACAGGAAAACAAAACGGTTGGATTTATACAGAATTTGTATTTTAAATTAAAGGAAACTAAATGACACAAAATATTAATATTACCCTACGACAAGCTGAGAAGCTTGTCAAATTCTTTGGTGGGTATGACGCAGAGGTTACTATTACAGGGCCACTAAAAGGAATGCCAAATGGTCTGTATGCTTATGTTACTGAATATCCCGAAGAAGGTTGTGAGTACCTTGGGCCAACTGAGGTGAATGATGATTTGGCGATGCATGGACGAATTGTAGAATGAACTACCTAAAACAACTAAAATGTTTCTTCACATCACACGATAATGAATACTCCTATGAGCCTACACGCGAAGTAAAAGGAGATTGGCGTATAGTGATTCAAACATCTACATGTAAACATTGTGGTAAGACTGTTAAAGAACGTCGATCTGAAATTGATCGTGTTCAATACCCTGGTGGTATGCTAGAATGGATGAACTTAGGCGATTTAAAGGAGATTGAAAATGTACACTAAAGGCCCTTGGACTCTACTACCACAAGAAGATGGTGTAGAATACTTCCGTATTCGTGGTACACAACTTGGAGGTAGATATAAAGTTGCTAATGTGCACTTTCTTAAATTCAATTATGCTTACGAAGAACTTCATAAACGAGATTTGGAAGAATCTTTAGCCAATGCACGTTTAATCAGTGCAGCACCAGAATTGCTTGAAACTTTAGAAATAGCACTTAATGGTTTACTCTGGTATCAGGCTATGTATCCTGAACATGTTTGTGATAGTGATTATGAAGCTATTGCACAGATCAACAATGTTATCCAGAAGGCCACAGGAGCCCCTACAAGCGTCTGAAACACCATCAGACATACCTACATAGCCTAGTGCTACAATAATGGATTAAAAGCTGTTTAAATCGATTTAAGGGAGAATCACATGGAAGAATTTGTTAAAAAGAAAACTAAACATAAAATTGGAACTATTGTAAAACTTCTAGATAAAGAAAACTATGGTAAACTAGGTGTAATCACAAACCTCACTACATGGGATATCATGGGCTTATCAGTGGATGCATATGATATTATTGGTTATAAATCTGGTACAGTGAGTTATGATTTGGTGTATGATGATAAGCTAGAGGCATCTATTGTATATCTAGATGGATTATTTGAGAAATATTGAAAAGGAATAATATGTTTAAAGAGCTAGACTATAATACTCCTATTGAAATGTGGATAGATTTTAAGAAAGGCGTAAAGTTTATTTTACATTATCATGATAACATTTTTAATGTTTCAGGTATTGAGCCAAGAGATAAAATAGTTTACGTACATTTTCAAGGGTTCCCTGTAAAAATTTACCCAACAGGTAAGAGTGCAGAAGGTCCAATTAATAGTATTTGGTTAGAAAAAGTTTAAAAGGAATAAATATGAAAATAATTGATGAGCTAGAATTTAATAGCGTATATGAAGATCAAGAATATGCTAAACTGATGGTGACAAACCTACAATGTAAAGATGAACAAGCAAAAGATTTTGATATTTTTTATGAAAGGAACTAAATGATTAAAAATTCCAAGTTTGACGTGATTGTGTATAATCATGTACAAGAAATGGATGCAGAATTTTCATCTGTTGAAGCTTTCAACAAAGAACAAGCAATTAATCGAGTACTTTGCATGTTCGCAGTTATGTCTCAATGGGTAGTAATTAACGTAAAAGAAAGTGAATAAATAATGAAGCACATTGCATTCCCGTCTATCGGGCAATTCCGACAAACTATTAAACACATTAAAGACAGTGCAAAATATCATGATGTTCCACTTCCTATAATTAAGTTTGAAGGAACTGTAAAGATTCATGGCACTAATGCTGGTGTAGTTCGTACCCAAAATGGGGTCATTCATACCCAATCTCGTGAACGTATCATTACACCTGAGAGTGATAATATGGGCTTTGCAGCCTTTGTTAAAGTTAATGAGAAATACTTTCATAAACTATTTGATGCTATTCAAGAGGCACGTCCTGAGAATAAAACTAATATTCAAATCTATGGCGAGTGGTTTGGTAAGGGTATCCAAAAAGGTGTGGGTGTAAGCGAAGTAGATAAACACTTTACTATTTTTAAAGCACGTATCTCTGAAGATGCAGCTTCTACGGATTGGCTGAGCACAGTAGAGATGCTCTTTGCTTTCCTAAAATCTGGATTCCCTATGGAAAACGTAAGTTTTATTTCAAGTTACCCATCTTTTGTTGTAGAGGTTGATTTTAATAATCCTGAGCTATCACAAAACAAGTTTATTGAGCTAACTGAGCATGTTGAAAAAGATTGCCCTGTTGCTCGCTTCTTTATTCCAGATGCTCCAGAAGGCTCCCTAATTGGTGAAGGTCTTGTATGGACAGCTATTGAATGTTCAGAACCAAAGATTAATATTGATGGTGTAATGTTCAAAACTAAAGGTGAAAAGCATTCTGTTTCAAAAGTAAAGACTCTAGTGGCTATTGATCTAGAAAAAGTAGCTTCTGTTGATGAGTTTGTAGAAAAGACTGTGACAGAGAATCGTTTAAAACAAGGGATTGATAAGCTAGGAGAGATGGGTCTTGAGATTGATGCTAAACATACAGGGGATTATATCAAGTGGGTTATGTCTGATGTGCTTAAAGAAGAACTAGACACTCTGGTTGCAAGTGGCCTAACCACAAAAGATGTATCTAGTAAAATGTCTACCAAAGCACGTAACTATTTCCTTAATTATATTAAATGATTAAACATTTATACGTAAAATATCTAGATAAAGAGCCTACAGAAGTTGTTAGGGCTTTAGGGATTTATTATGATTGGGTGGAAGCAGGCTCAGAACAATACATATTCTGGAACTGTAGATATGTGCCCGATAAACTACCAGAGAACTTTACAGTTCATAAGAGTAATCCGTTGGACTGTGTAAGCGAGCTAATGCCACTTGAGAAAGCTAATAGTTTAGTTATTAATCACGTATATAAATAAGGAGTTACATGATTAGATATAAAACAAAGACAGAAGCATTATTGGCTTGTCCTAAATCTTTTGTATGGAAAGAGATGGAAGAATATTTCTATTGTGTAGAACAGATGGAGACAATGCATTTGTTTGAAGTGCTTGTTACATTATGGAATAAAAATGTAAAAGAAGATTTCAAAGTAGAAGAGTTTCTACCTCACAATTTTTGGGATGAGAAAACGACACATACACGTAAATATGTGTTACAATGCTTGGAAGCAGTTTTGAAAGAGCTATCTGATAGGCAAGACTTGAAAGGAAAGGCCAAACAAGCGTGGCTCTATATTTCTAATTGCTTTTTGAAGAATGATGTTTTTAATTGAAAGAGGTAAATGAACAACTTTAATGAATATGGATTTCCTTATCATGCATGTAATGGTTATAGACAAGACGAACATTATTGGCAATATGTTAAGTATAAACATGCAAAGGATTCTTGTAGGATTAAAGGTTGTATTATTCATAATTGAAAGGATAACAAATGGATGCACAAAAATTTGTAACTTGGTTGCAGGGTTTCGTAGAACTAACAAACGCTCAATCTATAACAGACTCGCAATGGAAAATGATTAAGGAGCATTTGAGCCTAGTATTTAAGAAATTAACACCAGAGATATATGTAAACACGGAAGTAGATACTTCTGGTATGAGACAGAAGACAATGCAAGAGTATATCGATGAAATGAGAAAGAAAGGTACATGGCCTGATGATAGGTACTATATTCCAACACAACCATTTCCCCAAATTTGGGCACAGGAAGTAAAGCTAGACCCATTCAATACACCGATTTGCT